CTACTGATGATGTTGTTTTTGGTATCCGTATCCAAGCATGGCACGCGGTGCATATCAGTGCATCAGGTGGCAACATTGTTACCGGCTCTGTCACTGCCTCAGTATCAGCCACCAGCGGACGGCATGCGGTACGGCGGAAAGCGAAATAAACATGGTAAAGGCCGCGTTTACCTTTGGCGAAATAGATCATAATGCGTTCACCAACGATCCGCCGCTACACCTAACCACATAAGCAGCGCCGCAATGGAAAAGAATGACCGCCCCCACAAAGTAATAAACCGCATGAAATGAAACTGGTCATTACGGCGGTTATATACAATCCCGTCAGCCAGGTATATCAGGCGGAATGCGCCAGCGCACAGAGATAGCCACACCGCAAGGGATATCATTCGACCACCTCCCACGGCGCGGAGTATGACGGCTTAACGCGGGTTACAATAATGTCCCCGTCCGGCGTGAGATAACCCGCCTCAATCGGATACCCGACCGGCGGCACACGCGAAACGGCCTGCATCATTGTTTCATCAATGCTGCGGAATACCTGAGAAACCTGATCCGCGCCGTGAACATAAATAAATTTAGTGCGACGATTTGCCATGATTAACGTCCTCCGGTAATTTTTCGATATGCTCACCGCGATCACAGCGCAATGAATACATGCCCTCAGAAAACGGATATTCCGCTGCACTCTTCCGGCAATCCTGATATGACATATCGCCGTCTACAATAAAGTCCTGACAGAGATTATCATTCCCCATAGGGCACAACGTCACCACCAAGAACCATAAACCCGGGACAGCCTGCGCAATCATTTTGCACCGCCTAACACACCAGCGCACACGGCGGCAACACTGCGCGGCTTTTCTGAATCGATGGCATACCGTAAGTAGCCGCACAAACTGGAAACGGTATCGCATCCGCTTGTTGCAATGTTAAAATGCCCCTCCGCGATCCCTACTATCTCACAACCATTTTCCCGCCAGGCGTCACCGGCTGAACCCGGATCACACTCCCCTAAATCCAGGTTATCGCGGATATCCTGATAAAAAGCGTCCGCCGCTGCCGTTGCTACCGTTTCAGGCCGTGACAGGTCTGCATTAATGCGCAGATAATTTACAGAGTCCTCCCGGTTAGTGCGGACCAGGACGGTTAAAGGTGATAAAGTTAAATGATTAATCATGCGACGTACTCCACTGTTTTAATGTGATCGGGATTGATATCAGCCGGATAAGCGCGGTTATCAATCAGATTTAAGCGCATTGTCCAGGAGTTGCACCGCAAGCCCCCCAGCGCGTTAATAATTACATCTGAACAGGCGGCAATCAGGATCATTCCGCCGTTAGTTACAATCCGGATTTTCGCCGGGACCGGTGAACCGTTATAACGCCACCGGATAGATTCGCTCTCATGCGCTACCGGCTCCATTTCATCCGCCGGAATGCTGATATGACGCATCACGCGGTTAAAGACATTGGAAAAGTTAGGACACACCGTATTCATGCGGCTGAAAAGCAGGCCGTCACGGTTAACGATGATTACAACGCCGTCACCGGCGTTATGCATGCGGACGGTAAAGCCTTGTTTCATGTTTACCGCTTCAAATGCTTTTTGAATGTCTGCTAAAGTCATGATATCCACCTTTGAGATTATCAGCGGTAAACCTGTTTCGCCGCTTCCGTGTAACTACGGATAAAGATACTTATATACGCGGCGTGTGTCAATAGTTTTTAAAGGTTATTCGTGATCATCATCACTAAAATGATCCATCAGTGCGCCTCCCTCGATCTCATTCGGCCAGGCCATGCGGCAACACACACCGCCAGCCGCCACATATAGCGCTATCTTGTACGGGTTATCAGAGTATAAGCAGCACACACCGATCACCGCCGCAATGCCTGCCACCGCCATAAACTTACACGCTGCGCGTTTCGCGTCCCCGTTCATTTGATCAGCCATGCTGAGATCCTCCGGTGAACGGCGCTACGATATCCATTTCAGACTGCCCGACCGCGTTAATGTGTCCGGTGATCATCCATACTTCCGATCTGCGGGCGCGAACCTTGCCGCGAAACTTTTTCCAGATGCGCCCCTTAACCTTGAAAGTGTACGGCGTACCGGTGCGCACTTCATCCACTGTTACGCGCATGCCGTTTCGTAACAGGTATTCCCCCGGCCCTGTCACCTCAAACGGCTGTTTGCTCATATCCCAGCGGGCAACAATGTCAAAAGGTGAAACGCCGTTCAGGACAGAGTATTTACCGGATTCATGCCACATAAAACGGATAGACGGTTTAAACCCGTTAGGCGTTGCATCCCAGACAAGCCCCTTAATGCTGTTTCCGCCGTTCCCCGGTGTAACATGCGTAACCGTCACGCGGCGACCGTCCCGCGTCATGTATTCGCCAACGGTTTTAACTGCCAGCGTCCGGCGGTTATCCTCCGCGTTCACCTGGTCCGCCTCCGGTGCATCCTCCCGCACGATATCCGGCGCACCGTCCCGCCACATATTCCCGACTTTGTGCGCGATAATGTGCGCGTGATAGCCGCTATTGGCCCGGGCCGTAACTTGTGTATAGCCGTTTTTGGTGGCGAACACTTTCGCGCCGCGTTCAGAGTTGGAAACATCAACGTGTACGCCCTGCGAGTTAATAACGCCGTAAACTGTAGACATAATTTAATCCCCTTATTGATCTGTTATTGGATAGTGTTTAACAAAGGCGGCTATTCCTAACCGCCGGAATTAAAAACTATTCGCCGCAATGGAAACGGAAAGCCGCCAAAGCCGCATCAAAATCCGCATTCTCATAAACGTTTAAACCGTTTTTCAGTACGACATAAAAACCGTTACCGCGTTTAAGTTTTACGTTACCGTTATATTTAATCGTGACCATTTAATAAATCCTTACTCAGACTGAACCAAAGCCAATAAATCTAACATTTCGCCGGGAGTAAACACGGCATACAATAAACAATATTCGCGATATTCCTTTTTAAACTGATATTCCGTTTCGTAGTCCTCACGTTTAGGATCACCAACAACAAACGATTCACACCGGCTTAATGCATCCCCTAAAGCGTCAGATATCGAAATATCGTTCACAACGTTAATATAATCGTGTGCGTAAAACACGCCGCCGCGCCTGAATATAACCGTTGTCATTCGCCGATCAATATCCCGTATGCATTCAAACGTTACGCCCATTAGCCCCAGCAATACGGCGATCTCATTTGACATATTTTCATTAAAGCCCTTTTCCTCAATATCGTTATAATCCGGGCAATGGTGATATTGCAATTTAGTGATATCGTTGTATTCATAACAGGCGATTTCGGTGTAACGCCCCCAGGAATCCGCCGGGTTATCTATTACGGCGGCGGTGTTACTCTTCCATGCGTTGTGTAAGTCTTTAATGGTCAGCATTATTTAGCCCCCCACAACGTGAACCGATTTAAACGGCGCACCGAATACTGACGCGCCACCGGTAGATCTGCGGGTCAGTATTTCTAAATGTGCTTTCATCCAGCCGGTAGACACACCGACCCAAAATCGGCGAGTCTCCCCGAAACAATCTACCACCTCGACGCGCTTTCCCTCTAAACCGCGCAACTGTTCAATTAAAAACGCATCGCACCGAATGCCGGTATTTACCGCAAAAATCCTGGCCGCCTCAATGATTTTATTGCATGCCGCATAATGTTTTTTAGTGCCTTTACGGGCCGGGACTGACAGCGATTCAACGTCGATCCCCTTATTACCTAACAATAATTCCGCCGCCCGGCCATTCTCTTTAATCCATCCCAGAAGTTTAACCGCCTGATCATTCAGATAATCAAAACCCGCACATGTATAACCCGCACCACATTTCAAAACATATAAACGCTGATCTTTATTGATTGAACTTAAAACAGACATAATACGATCCCCTTTTTGGTCTATTATTGGATAACATTTAATTAAGGCGGCTATTCCTAACCGCCAGGATTAAAAGCTATTCCGGAATTAACATAAAAACACGGTCATCATTAGGTAACTGACCATAATCCCCCAGCTTATAACCGGTGATCCCGGTTTTCTTACATTCTTCATTCACCATATCCAGCATTACACCGGCGGCATACTTCGCACACCCCTCTGTTGAATGCCAGTCGACATCCGGCCAGGCTGCATAACTCACCCTAACACCGCGAGGAAATAACCATGAATAGGCTTTCATATATGCCGCGTATTTATTAGTACACGGCTTAAATTCTACCGTTATTGTCATGTTTAACGGCTTAACCTCCGGCATATAATCAATAATGAATGTCCAGCCGTCGCCCACTGCCGGGGCACTGACAATAATCCCCCATGAAACGGATTTATTTTTATTCAACTTAGCAACAAGTTTTTCAGCGGCGGCGCGGTGATTCTCTTCACTTGATAAACCACAATCAGATTGCACACGTACCGATCCATTCCAGCATTTAGCGGTGATATTGCCGTTTTTGTATTTAGTTGTAATTGTTTGCATGGCCAGATCCCCTTATGCGTGAAAATGTTTTTTGATGTCGTCCGCGTATTCAGCGCCCATCTGATCAATCAGGAAAGCAATAAAATCCGCTTTCATTGTGTCACCTGCTACCGCCTGCCAGCTGAACCCGTGACCGCTGGACGGATCACGCATTGAGGCAACAAAGCGCACTTTGTCCGCATCACGTCCGCCAGCGTTTGGCATGAGCGCGGTTAACAGTCCGCCGTGACTGCGTTTCCAGGCTTCAATCATTAAATCCGACGGCTTGAAAACAGCGATCTGCTTTTTATGAATATTAAGCCAGAACCCGAAAACATAGCGATCACCGTCAGCAAGCGTGATTGTTTCGCAGAAAGTATCACTGTTAACAATTGCTACTTTAGCGATGTAATCTGACGGGGCGTTAACCTGTGCGCCGGTGCCGGTTGAATACTGATGCGTAAATAATTTCATGGTGCTACTCCTTAATCTGTTTATTTGTTAGCGGTGTTTGCCGCGTCTGACAATCAATATAGTTTCATACGTCGTATGTGTCAACAACTTTAATCAAAAAATTTATATGAATTTTTCGGATCACCAGGATCAGGCCGGAAAAAATCTTTTCTATATAGCAGAAGAAAAAACGCGGACAAAATCGCGTAACCTATTGATTAATAACGAATTGTTCAAAAATCGACCAATAACCTGATATCTTGCCCTGCCCCCTAACTCAAATACCTGATTTTCTATATAAATTCCTGCCGGGCTTACTTGAAGATCACAGCAGGTCGTCGATTTTTTCGCGACGCCCGGTCCGCTTACTTGGCGATCATAGCCGGTTGAAAAATTTTGAACGAGACGCCGGACTTTCTCTACAAAAACCGAACGGGCTTACTTGAGAAACCTCGCAGGCAGAAGATTTTTTGGCGACGACCGGCGCGGCTTACTTGAAGAACCCCGCAGGCCGAAGTTTCGGAACGGCGCAGCGGAAAGTTTCTGCCCGGACCAGGATCAGCTGGTGGACGCAGGCAAAACGAAAGGAGTTGACACACACCGCGTATAGCATTATTGTTCGCACATCATCTTATTGCACCACACCAGGGGAACCCTCAGCATGAGCAGAGAATTAACACCAGAAGAATTAGCAGGCGCAATGCGCACCGTAGAGTCAGACGTCGAGCTGCCATCCCGCATCCGCGCCAGCAGTATCGTTGGTAACCTGATTGGCCTGGAAGTCGGTAAGACATTCACGCTGTCGCAGGAACTGCCAGCGACGTACACAATCGCCGAACTCATGGAGCACAGCAACACACTGAAATATAAAATCCGGAACGGCTTCAACACTTCAATGCGCAACGCTATGAAGCACTCCGGCAAAACCTACTCCATGGAATCCGCGATTGTGACGTACCCGTCAGGCCGTGTGTTCGTACAGATCGTGGCCACCTGTACCGGCGATGCCGATAACCCGGCCCCTGACTCAGACGACGACGAAGTTTAAATCTGTAGGACGTCATGTCCATTTTCGGGCGTGACACCCTATTCCACCAGCACCACCCTAGGACTCAGCAACCATGAATAAGAAAGACACCCTAAACCAGAATAAAGGCATTCGCTTGGTAGATAAAATCAGTGAGGGCGAGGCAGGCACCCGATACGTTACCACCCATTTCTATCCGGGAACGAAAGGTCGCAGTAAGCAAATCGCCATCAGCGTTACCGAAACAACCGACTGCGACGAAGACATCGAAACCCTCGGACGCTTCAACCGTTCCGATGCCGAAGTGATTATCCGTCAGCTGCGCTCTGCATTCGATATCCCTAACGAGGAACGCCAGATGATCGAGCTGCTGCAAAACCAACTGGACGCATCACAGGAGCTGATCGAAAACCTGTCCGCCGTGACTGTCGCTAACATCATGTACGAAAACGGTCTGCGGACTGCGGTGCTGACCCCGTCACGCATTGTGTCCGGACTGACACCTGCCCTGGAAATCGACGCTACCCGTCCGGACCAGGTTAAATACATTCTGAAAGAGGAACCTCTTAATGCACAAGACACAACCGACAATGGCCGCCTTGATAGTTAATCAGGCTGCGGCCGGCAAAGGGTTTGACCTGGCGGACGTGTTCCGCTCCCTGGAGGGTGCGTATCACCTCGACATCCGCCTGACCCATACCGGCATCATTGTCCGCAGCCGTGGCGCTGGCCGCACACTGTTTGTCGCGGGTGACTACCGCCTCGCCAAAGGCAATAAGGCCAAAGGCCGCGAGCAGTGCGCCGCAATGCGGTCATTCGCTCTACAGTTTATCTCATGGGCAGATACGCAGGGCTACTCAACACCGGCGCTGCAACTGGCGCTCAAGGCGGTGAGCAATGTTCACTGAGAATGATTACCGCGAAGTCCGGTACGTTCTGCTCGACACGGTAGCAGGTAAGGCAGTGGCGATGATCGCTGCACTGGAAGAAACGGAAAAGCAGGTCACCGACCTGACGAGTAAGCTGGTGGCACAAACAAGGGCGCTCCCTGACGCAAAGCAGCGCGTCGAAACGGAAGACGCCATGCATGACCAGTTGGCTAAAACAATCGCAGGGCTGACAGCTGCACAGGAGCGCGTTAAAGAGGCGCTGTTCCATGCCGCCACCGCACTGCACCACGGCAATGCAATCAACATGATCAACTTCGAGGCAATCCACAATGAAAGTTAAAGGCTACGACAAAGTAATCGCCATGCACCTGGGCAAGATGTTCGACGCAGTAAACGAAGACGGCTCAAACATGACCATGCTGCACCGCATGCTCCTGAACCTGCCGAACCTGTCGGAAACGGCAGTGACTAAAATCGCCACCAACGGTTTCAGCAAAGTCCTGAAAGAGCACGACATCTTCGACCCGTTTGAATCGCAGTACATGCGCTACGGCTTCGCACCATACGGCGAAGAGCTGGGCAACGTGTTCGCCCTGGCTATCCCCGGCACCAAAGCAATTACGTTCCGCGTTGAAAAGCGTGAGCGCGTACTGCCGGCGATCAGTGTCCGCCGTGCAACCGAAGAACGCATGGCCAAACTGATTGCCAAAGAAGTGGACGGCTTCAAACCGACCCGCAAAGACTGGGCGCAGATGAAAGATGAAGTCCAGGCGGAAATGCTGAAAACGGCACCTATCCGTCCGACCATGATCAACATGACGCTCGACGTTCCGTACCTGTACATCCACACGTCCAGCGCGAAAGTCGCGGAGGACTGCACAGCGATGCTGCGTAAGGCGCTCGGCTCCCTGCCGGTGGAACATGCCCTCGCGGATGAATACACGCTGCAACACTTCATGGGGTCGGTAATCAAGGGTGAATACAGCAACATCGACGGCGAGAACTTCGCCCACGTCAAACATATCGACGGTGACGACGTTAAGCTGAAAGACATCGACATCGAGAACAACGATATCCTGACTGATCTGCTTGCCAGTGCCTACACCGCCCGCGCTATCACCATGGCTGTTGACACCGACATCGCAGGCATCGGCTCTGTCAGTTTTAAACTGTCCGACAAGGCCATCATTACCGACCTGCATATCGGTGAGGCGGATATCGACGCACACTACGAAGCAACGCTGGATCGTTACGGTACCGACGGCGGGCAATTCATGACGATGATGGCCAACCTGTTCCAACTGGTCACGTCCCTGAAAGCCGTCATGGGCATCTTCGACGAACACGGACAGCTGGCGGAGTTTACCCGCGAGTTTGATGATCCGGACGACATCATGTCGGATGAAGACGAAGACGACGAAGAGGTGTGATGTGAAAGCGGAAACCGTTGACAAACTCAATGAACTGAAAGCCGATATGGATCGTCGGCTGTCTGAAATGAAGAACGGCGATTCTTTCTTCGTGCCGGATGCCATTCCGTCTGACTTCGGTTTCCTGCGTAGCGCAGGTTACCGGCTGGGCATCCGCCTGTCTATCCGCTGGGTATTGCAGGATCCGATTTACGGCAAGAAAGGCACCCGTATTTACCGGACAGGAGATCGCTGATGGCTTACGGTAAAGGCAATGTCACGCAATACTGGCAGATAAAGACCACCGGTGAGATCATGATTATCAGCCAGCCGGAAGACCATGTGTTCTGTCCGGAATGGCACCTCGCTTACCGGCGCGTCCGCCTGCTGCACAACCCATCGAAAGGGGAGGTTATGTGCGAGGATTACGGGACTTGCCTGAGTTTCCTGGACGACCCGGCATACACGGAAGTAGACCTGATCGACTATAAATACTGGCTTCTCATTTACAACAACCCCGATATCTGATTTAATCAGTTTACAGGCATGTGGATTCACCCATGTTCGTGGTTGTTGTTATTGCTGATGTTGTGCCAGTTGGTCTGAAAACGCCCGCAGCCCGTCTTATTTTTTAGGCGGGCTTCTTTTTATCCTGAATAAAGTTGTTGACACACACGATGTATGTTACTAAGATTGCCGTGTACTCCACCAGCAATCAGGATAAATCATGAAAGTACATGTCCCCCAGATACTGCCGTTTAACGAGTCGGTTATCGGCAAAGAAACGATCTACATATTCCCGCTCCCGCACGGCTTCCGCTGCGTTGCCAAAACTGACGGCAGAGAAATCACCGTATGCCGCGCCACCGGCGAGGACATCACCGGCTTTGCGCCGGACGTCGAAGAAGCATTCATGGCGCTGTGCCGCGAGATCATGTCCGAACCGAACCCACGTTTCACCGTAAACGGAAAGCAGGAGGTATTCCCGGACATGGTGTTCGACTTCATTCTGCATGACCGGGCCGAACGCTACGCAGACGACGGTCGGGACGACGTGGTGAAAGCCGCACTGCTCGACGACTGGGAGTGTATTGGCGCACCGATTGAGAGCGGAAAAGCGAAAGCCACCATCCTGTCGCACCTGTTTTACGACGAGTACGTGGCAGGCCGATGCCCCCGCGATATCTGGATGCAACGTGCCCAGCATAAACGCTGCATTATCTCAGCAGGGCTGGGCGTACCGTCCCATGAGCCGTTACCGATACTGACGTGGCTTACCATTGCTCCGCGTGCCGTGGGCTACGTTGAGAGCGGGATAGCGGCATACGAGCCAGCGGAAGCATGGACGATGATCTATAACACGTTCACCGAGAACTATCAGGGCGCTCTGATTGTTGATGTCTGGCAGGGCTGGAACGTCAGAGGCGGTGCATTCCGCGTGCTGAAAGAAGAGGATGTGGAAATATGAGCCTTGAACACAAAAACGTCACACGTATTAACGACGAGTACGTCTGCACTCACTGCGGGAAGTCATGGGATGTCTCAGACACCGAGCCGCCTGCCTGCGAGTTTTCCAGTGTAGCGGCACGTCCTGAGTATGTCCGCCGCCGTCACCATGGCACATTCAGCAGCGGCCCGGTGCCGGGCATACAGAACCTGCCGCGCAAGGAAATGAAGACATATGACCTGGCGGCAATCGAAAAACGGATCCTCGGGGCGATGCACGAATCCGACTACGGCGCGTATCTGATCTCCTACCATGGAAAGGCCACGCTGATTTACGCAAACAACATGATTGAGTGCGTAACGTTCTACAATAAGGTCGCAGGGCAGTTACACGGCAGCGCCAGACCGACGAATGACATTATCCTGTCACTTAAAGCCACAGATCTTCGCTTTGAGCGGGCAAAGTCACTGGACTGCTACTGTACCGGCAGGACGCCCCGCGTTGAAATGAACCCGACTATCATGGCCAAAGCCAGCAAGGAACACACGAACAACGGCAACCAGTACCCGGTCATCAATATTATCGAGTTTGCCAATCACTTCTCAGGAGCACTGAAATGACACGCGAATTAATCATCACGGAACTGGCGGACATCATCGCCGCCGTTAATATCCTACTTAAAAACGACTCAGCGGTTAACCCCGGGACAATCAGTAAATACGGTCGGGAAATCGTATCGGAAATCGGGATGATCCCGGAGAACCTTATCGGCGAAATTAAAAATGTAGCAGTGACATATGACAACGGTCAGAAAAGCCTGCCTACTAAGATCACTATCCCATGGGAGCGGGCGGAGATTGTCGTCAAAGCGCGTGACACGGACACCGAAGACCTTGTCCGCCGACTGGTTGATGACCGGTTTAACGCGCTGGTGCGCGGTACACACAGCAAACTGACCAACGGGCAGCTGTTCGACAAAGAGACGGTGGACGAACTGCGCCTGCAACTGGACATAGCGAACAACTCCTGCGCAGTATTGCAGATGCGCGAGGCTGCGGCGAATAACGAGCTGGCGGAAATGCGGGATGCCGCTGACCGCACGAAACGCGCTCACCAGAAAGACATCGCCCAGCTGAACGCGACTATCAAGTCGTTGCAGAGCATCAACCGCTACACTGAACCGACCGGAACAGTGCTGGATGCATACCACACGCTCGCTAAACAGGATGAAATCGCGTGCAGGCTCATACTGAAATCCGCGATCAACCTGTTCCCGGAAGACTGCGAAGACCTGAAACGCATTGCGGACTTCGATCTGGCCACTTACCACTTCAACGACAAACCGGAGCGCGTCAAAAACTACATTCACGCCATGCTGGACAACCTTATCGCCGCAGGAACGCTGCACCAGGTAACCCGTCAGATGATGTACGCCATGCACAACGAAGCGAATCAGGTTAACCGCCCTCGCGTAGAGATTGCATTGCGTGAGCTGTCCCCGCCAGACCGCGTTATCGCGGTTCACGACGTTGCCAACAAAGACATCGAGCGGGCGTATAAAGAGTTCCGCGACATCGTGAACTGTGAGGGCGCTATCCATGAGTAACTACGTCGATAACCTGAACGCCATGAAAGCGCAGCAGTACCACCTCGCCAGCAAGATCAAAGACCAGTGGCGGACACCGGAATGGCTGTTTCAGGCGATTAACCACCTGTACGGCCCGGTCGTGCTCGACCTGTTCACCGATGGCCAGAATGCGAAGTGCCCGCGCTACTACACCGCAGAGGACAACGCGCTGACGCAGCCGTGGGCGGCGCGTCTGGCTGAGATCCAACTGGACATGCTGGGCGAACCGGGGGTCAGCAGTATGTACCACGTTCAGGTAAAGGCATTTGCGAATCCCCCTTACAGCCGTGAAATGGCAGGCGATGACCCGCTCACCGGAATGACGCACATCATGGCGAAAGCTGATCTGGAACGGAAGTTAGGCGGCGGAACGGTGTGGCTGACAAAATCCGCAACGTCCGAGGGCTGGTGGCCGAATGAGACAGCGTCTCAAATCATCTTCATCAAAGGCCGCATCGGGTTTGAGCCGCCAGCATGGTTTAACCCGCATCCGGACAGCAGCAAGCCCACCAGCGCGGGTTTCGGTGCGGCCATCATCCTGTTTGACCCGGAGCACGATAAAATACTGCCGAACGCCTACATCACGAGGGAAGAGTTACTGGAAATCGGTGCTCCGCTGGCGAAGCTGTCGCAGGAAGAACGTGACGCCTGGATCAAAACATGGGATGAAGTGTAATAATGTAGTTGACACACCTCGCATGTGTTAGTAAGATTGTCCCCGTAGCCCCACTGCGGGGATTTTTTATAACAGAGGAACAGCAACCATGAACAAACCTGAATTTACACACATCCTTGAACACGGTCAGACGTTTGTCCTGCAAGAGAGCCTGAACGACGTTGCCATTTACGCCGCAAAACACGACGACAATCACATCATCGCATACCGCGGTTCCGTCTTAGACGAAGTAGTGCAGGACTCCGTCTCACTCGACAAGCTGTCCGCAGAGTACGCCGCTATCTGCAAAGCGCTGCCGACCATGGGTTTCCGCCTCTTAAATGGGTCACTGCCTATCGGTACCCGCCACAGTAACGGATGGTGGCTATTCGACGTCGAAGATACCCTCCGTAACGTTAAGAAATCGGCAGGGAAAAAGGCTAAACCGGCTGTCGTCGAAGCCGTGGAGCCAGATGAAGCCCGAAACGAAAACTTCGCACTGCCGGCAGGCGAGATAAAACCTAACATCGGCGACCTGCACACCCTGACCAGTGACCTGGTACGCAGCACAAATAAACAGACCGTCAGCCGTCTTCGCGCTGCGGAATTAGACCATCCGGACAGACTGATTGCCTGGTCAGAAGACAACTGGGAAGAGCGCTGCATTGAAAAACTGAAAACGAAACTGGCACGGAACGAGCCATATGACGCGATTAACTATCTCATGTTCGCCGCGTACCACGGCTGGGACGTCTCACCGGTATCATCGCTCACCCCGGCGAAACACCCATGTCAGGTGTTCTCAGGAGCGAGAATGTCCGAAGAGGACGCAGAGAAAGTCCGCAAGGCCGTTGCTGAAATGCGTAATACCCCTCACCTGTTCCCGTCCGCAACGATGACCATGGATCCGGCGGATGACATCACTATGGTGTATGAGTTTAAGGACGCGAAGCAGCGTGACGACTACAGCGGGTTATACTCTGTGTTAATGGATGCCCTGGACCAGGCGTGTAACGGCAAAGGGAGAGAGCGCCACGCCAATGACAAACCGTTTGAAGAGCAGCCGATGCAGACGTTCAGCGATGCGCTCGGTAGCCCGCAGGGATTAGGCTTCCAGGTCATGAAGAAAACCGCAGAAGCGATGGGCATGGACGAGCCTGAGCGTCAAATCAGAGAATTATTAGGGGCGATTAACTACGCTGCCGGTATGATTATCTGGATTAACCGTAATAACCAATAAGGATCATACATGAAAAAGATTGCTGCGCTGTCGCTGTTTACCCTTATCGTCTGTCTGGTATTGCTGATACTTAGTCGCGTAGGTGCAGCAATCGGCTGTGAGGACGTGAGCAGCCAGACAGGATTACAGACTAAATACAGCACCCTCAGCGGCTGTTACGTCTGGAAAGAAAATCGCTGGGTACCTATCGACTGGGGGTTCAAGTGAACGTAACACAACGAATGGCAGGACTGCTGAAACCGAATGACGTCATACTCAGAAACGGTAAGCGCCTGCGCCTGCGGCACATTAATAAGGGAGTGGCCGGAGTAGTCCGGTTCCACTTCCAACCGGCAGAAGAGCCACTGCACCACCTGAATAAAAATGATGTGCTGATCTTAACAACCACCGGCATGGCCATGTTTGAAGTAGAGGAATCCGTATTATGAAACACGTAGCAATTGACCTGGAAGTATCTGCAAAAACCCCATACGCCGGATTACTGGCTATCGGTGCCGCATTCTTCGAGCCGTCAACCAGCGAGATCGGCGCAAAGTTCCGCGTAAACGTGGACAGCAAGAGTGCGCTTGCGGCCGGCGGGGTGGCTGACCCGGAGACACTTGAGTGGTGGATGAAGCAGAGTCAGGCCGCCCGCGATGCTCTCGCAATACCGCCGCCGGTGGACATCCGCGTAGCGCTCTCCATGTTCCGCGATTTCCTCTGGGACAACACCACCGCAGACGACCCGCGGGACACGCTGGTCTGGGGGAACGGCATTCGCTCCGATAACGTCTGGCTGGCCAGTGCATACCAGAACTGCGGCATGGACTGTCCGTTCGGCTTCTGGGCAGACAGTGATATCCGCACCATGGTGCGGCTGGGTCGCGCCGCAGGTATTGACCCTAAAAGAACCATGGATTTCGTTGGCACCCCACATAACCCGCTGGACGATGCCATTCACCAGGCGAAATACACGTCAGCGATCTGGCAGAAATTATTACCCGGCGTTTCCGGAGAAAGTGTTTGACACACACGGAATGTGTTAGTAATATTACCCCTGACGAACAATCAGGGGTTTTTCTTTTATAGGAGTAGCGAAATGTCAGAGGTAGATAAGGTGATAGCGTCGTATGAGGCGGATGGGTATATCGTCACCCGTAATCGAATCCATGACGAGGAATCAGTCGAGCTTTCCCACAAGCACCGCCGAGTAAAGGACGTTGAGCTGCGCAACTTCATGCAGGAACTGTTCACGGCATGGCAGCGCGATTTCCGTAAACTAACAGGAAAGGAGTAAATATATGCGCGGTAAAACGCTTTTCGCTGCATCACAGCGGCACGACGTTATGACACGTCACGCAGTTAAGTTCGGCTGCTACCATGCCCTTAAAAAGCATGTCCGGATGTTGGAGACAGGGGAGCGCATCGAAAGCCAGTGGCTCGGCCTGCGCCGCGAAGAGGCGAAAGCACTGGTGACATTCTACGGCGTCACGGCATGGCCTGGAGAGCGTAAGAAACTGACAAAACGGAGAGGTGAAAAGGTGACGAGGTATATCCCTCGCCCGAACTGGTACCGTGCCGGCTCTCCCCTCGTCTTGGAAACCCGTTGGCGCTGCCGTGATATCGAGGGGGCGCATTCTACAGATGAATTGCTCCGTAAGATAAAAAAATCGAACCCGATGTTGGCGTGTGACAAGGTTTCTGATTTACCAGGGGTCACGCCGGTACACATGCTCATGCTTAACCCTGACATGCTGAGGGAGTGGAGAAATGCATAAACACCCAAAACCCCATTTCAAATACAGCGGCGGCGTGTATGAAGTTGTATACACAGACGACGATCCGTTCGGGTACGTGAAAGACGTTAAAATAACGGTAATTATGATGTTCACCGAGGCAGGAATGGAAGACCTGATCGGGGCGTACCGCTGGTGGAAGAAGCGCGACCCGAAGATGGCGCGGATAACTTTTGCCATGATGATGCGACGCACGGCTTTGTACCGGGTATCTAACCCACGCGGCCGCAGCAAATGGGTAGTGAACGATAACCGGATCCTGGCCAATATCCGCAGCCGGTATATCAAAGCGTACCTGCAAAGTGAAGTGGATAAGGCTCGCAAAAAGACGGCAAAACTGAAACCGGCGAAACACTACATCGACATGATCGCATCAGGGTACTGCCGTGTGTCGAACAACCATCGCACCGTCAGCCGTATCGACACACCAGACTGGAAACTGGAACAGGCGATTCACCTCAAACCTTGGGATCCGGACACGGTTGAATTACGCGAACGGTCAGGCGATTATTACCGCCGCTGCTTATCGAAAGATAAAATCCGGTATCTTGAGCCGGAAATATATAAGCTGTTCCCTGCGTCATCGGACGGCCCGGATTATTTTCTGCCGCTAATGGGAGACATCAACTATGGCCAGTAAACGCAGAATCCGTTTTAAAGAGTGCGGCCGTAAGCAACGGTTTCCGGATAAAGAGGCCGCCAGCACAGCGATTCAGACACTGCACCGCCGCTTAGGGTATCAGGGCTTCATCTGCCCGTACCCATGTCGCTGGTGTAACGGGTGGCACTTTGGCCACGTTAAAGGGCAGGACACAAGGAACAAGTAATGGCCGCGTATTATAACGAGTTCGACCCTGTAGCCGCTCAATGGCTGCGCAATTTAATTTACGCCGGTCTGATCCCGGACGGCGATGTGGATTCACGATCAATCACAGAGGTAACACCTAATGACATCAGCGGTTACACGCAGTGCCACTTCTTCGCAGGACTCGGCATCTGGCCGCTCGCGCTTCGACTCGCAGGCTGGGGAGACGACAAACACGTATGGACAGGATCCTGCCCTTGCCAGCCTTTCAGCAGCGGAGGCAAAGGCGAGGGGTTTGCTGACGAGCGGCACTTATGGCCATATTTCCACTATCTCATCCAGCAGCGCCGCCCTACAGTCGTCTTTGGGGAGCAGGTTGCGAGCAAAGCTGGCCTCGTCTGGTTCGACCTTGTACAAGCTGACTTGGAAAGTGAGGGCTACGCCGCAACTGCGTTCGATCTATGCGCTGCGGGCGCAGGCGCACCCCACATCCGCCAGCGATTATTCTGGGTGGGCGACACCTGTCACCCGGGAGCACAAGGAGTGCGGGGATGTGAGCAAATCATTCATCCGGAAAGACGGGAGGACGCGGTCGGACACTCTGTATCGGCAGCTCTGGATTCACCGGTTTGGTCTGCATGGGAAAGCGACAAAGGAGCAGATAGCAGACTTAGAATGCTGCCACGTAACTTTGTCGCGGATGCTAATGGGCATACCGGCAGAGTGGGACGCCTGCGTGCCTACGGAAACGCTATTGTGCCTCAAGTCGCGGTCAAATTCATTCAGTCCTACATGTCTTGCACAGGAGTCTGACGTATGAGTATCGAAAAAACGGTTGCAGGCATCAAACTGAAATACCGGTCGAAGATGAAAGACGACTGGCCGATGGTCGAAGACACCGTCCATTTCGAGGATAAACTTAACGGGCAACGGTACTGCGGCATCGCTCTCGACTGGGTGCGCACCGGGCCGCGTGAGGAAGACATTTACTGGCGGGTACAGCTTCCGGACGGCACCATCGTCCACTGCGAGTATTGCGAGGTGAAACAGGTAGACCGCACCGACGATAACGCGGAATACGTAAGACTTTATAACAACGGGAGTATTGAATAAATGAAAAAGAACATCCTGATCTACATCGCCGGGCCATACCGCTCGATCAGTCATCCGTCACTCGGTTTCTTCTCAGTGTCGGATAACATCAAACGCGCCGAGCAGACGGCCATCAACGCAGTGAACGCGCTGAGTAAGTACGGCGTTTACCCGCTGACACCGCACCTGAATACCGCGCACTTTGAGCGCTACACGCAGGTACCGGAAGACATGTACTGGCTGGACGGCACCATGGCCATGATGGAACAGTGTGATGCGGTTCTGCTGGCAGACCACCCGGCCCTCGATATGAGTCAGGGAACGGCGGATGAAGTTAAGCGTGCGCAGGAGCTGGGGATGCCGGTATGTCGTACCGTGGCTGAACTGGAAGAGTGTATTGCTTCAAAAGTGTCGCAGGACGGAGCATTTGAATACTTCATCCCGCGAGTACATTACTGACCCCATCCGCAAAGCCGCTTGCCAATCTCATTATGACTGAGCATCTGGCGGGCGGTTTCATCGGTTAACTGATCGTCCGCGCTGACGTAAATAGCGCGGGCGGTTGAACAGAATGACGGCGCTGCCTCAATCTTTGTCACGCCGCAGCCAGTCAGATTTAAGACGATCAGCGGCACTACCATCAGGGAGTTTATTAATTTCATCATGCACCTCTGCAACTTCTTTATCCGTTTCTGCCTGTTTCCGGTACGCATCTTCTGTGTGCTCTGCGCGTTGCTCCGCCTTGCCTTTCGCACGTCCTGCCCGCCAGACCGCGAAAGTGACCATTAAAAAAGCGAGTACCGAAATGGCACCCGCCTTTATCCGGGCAATCCAGCCGGTCATGAAGTCTGTCCGGCTTTATGGCGACGGTACGCCACGTAACCCATGTACAGACCGATAGCAACGGTACCAACACCGAACGCGATCCGCAGCCAGTCACCGGAAGAAATATCGCCATGGGCGCTATCCATTGCCGCTTTGATTGGCTGCACCATGTCTGCCAGCTGCGCCGCGCCCAGCCCTGCGACACTGGTGGCCGTCACGGTGGATTTGTTCACAACCGGAGTAGCTTTAACGAAACCTGCACGGCGCATACCCTCGTCAATCACATCATCCGGGTACCACTGGTTAGCGTTATTGTGCGGCTCGCGACCGTACTCTTTCGGGTTGCCCAGCTCATGACGGATAATGCCCTCGACGAACGTGCGCATCGTTTTATAGTCGTGCAGGTTCAGGGATTCATCGTCAGGATCGATATTCAGGAGTTTAGCCACACCTGCGGCGTAGATATCGGTGCGGTTTTCAATCGGCGGTGCCCAGCGTTCCAGCACTTCACGGACAGTGTCAATCTTGCTGCCGTCACGCGCTTTGCGCTTGTCAAAATAGGTGGTGAGGGTTACGGCGATTGCACGGATGCCGTATGCAGCATCGGAAAACTGTGCGAACCGGTTGTCTGTTGCCTGAGAGCGCGGGATCAATCCCTGCCACGGAGAACCCCATTCAATGTTGCCGGGGTTTTTATTGCGATACCCTCGCGGGAGCTGCTTTGCCATACTTATTTCCCCATCATTTTCGTTTTTACGTCGTCCATACTCTGTTTCAAATCCCGCATGTCCGCCCGGATTTCCGCCCTGAGAGCGGAAGTCTGGGACACGGTATCAGAACGGATCCGGTTCATTTCCTCGGTAAGACCGTCAATGCGCCGCTCAACGTTACCCATACGAACATCCGTCTGGGAGTCCTGATTGGACAGGTCGGCGAAGCGGTTATTGACATACAGAACAGCCGTTACCAGCATGCACACCATGGTCAGGATTGTCGGTAAATTAATTGACAGATCCAGTTTGATGCCGCCTTGCCCCTCACCATCACGGTCGGTATCGCTCATACTGTTTTCCTCAAATAAAAAATTAGCGGGCTGTCACACCCGCTAAGTATATTAACGAACCGCTTACGTGTATACAAATCTGCATGAGATTTGCACACGGTGTTTCCGGGGTGGTGCAGGCATTCCGTACATCGTAGGGTCAACCGCCATCACATGTTCCAGAATCATATCGGCTCGCAGTGTCGACTGGGGAGTATTTTTATCTGGGTACTTTGTAATAACGGCAACCTGTTCCGAAACTTGATACACATTTAACCACGATTGTGGAATATCTTTATCCGGATATTGCGCTGACACCGATACTTGCTGCGCCACCTGCCATACGGACACAGGTTTATGCAGGGTGTTCGCATCTGGGTAAAGCGTCTCAGCGGCGTAGTGCTCGACCACCTGATTAACCAGCAGCGGGCGGAACATTTCTGCCGGGTCCGGGAAGTCATCCGGTGAGGCAACGTGTTCCAGGATCTGCGAGGCAATCGCGTCAGCTGTCGGCACATGTACGTCCGGATATTCCGCCACCTGCGCCACATGTTCCATAACCTGACCCGTCGATAAGTAGGAATACGGAACTGTCGCATCCGGGTACTCCGCTGCAAACGCGATAGGCTGCGTAATCAGTCGGATGTGGATTCCGGAGTTCAGCACTTCTTCCGGTGTCGGCATGCGCTCTGACCGCGCTGCATACTCCCACAACTGAGCTACGGGTGCGTAGGAAATCGGCATGGCCAGTGGGCGGGTCGAGGTACTAAGTCTGGAAATAGTGCGAACCTGCTGCACCCGGCTCCGGTCATAGATATCTTCAGGTGACTCATAGACCGCGCCGCCCGCCGCCAGACACACTACTTCTTCCGCAATGGCCATTCCGGTAGCGAGGTTCGGATCCGGATAGTCATCCGCATGCAATGCCACCAGCGAGAAAACAGCATCTGCGCGCCCCCATACCAGCATGTTAACCGGCGGAACGGTCTGAGACCCAACCGCCGCATAGCTGTGAACCTGTGAAACCTGCGTTAGAGACTGCGGGTGCAGGTCATCGCTTTTTTCCAGTTGCAGCGCAGTAAGGGAGCCGACCCTGGTCCGGGACAGCGGGACAGACTGCGAATCCGGATCATTCACTAACACCAGGCTGAATACGTTGCCGGCACGCTGATAACTGATATGCATCGGCAGCGGGTATTCCTGTACGGCGCATGATGTTACCGAACCGGAATGCTCAACGCCTACGGTATGGTCGTCGAACACCGCCGGTATTACGGCCTGAGTGAGCTGCTGCGCCACGTTCGTGTAAGACCGAGGCATCGGCTCTGCTTTAGGCTGTACTACCTGTGACAGCTGCTGTGCGGCGTACACGTTCGAGCGAGGAAGCCTGCCCATCGGGCTGCTCTGCGCCACCAGTGAAACGTTGGTAACGGCGTACACGCCTGACGTCGGCACATACGGGATGTCCAGCGATTGCAGAACTAACACAGCCTGCTGGCCAACGATATCGCGTGAGAAGTAATCAGACGGCTGCGGGTACCAGTCCACATCCGCGGACATCGTGTGACTCACTATGGCCTGCCGAACTGTCTCGGTGGAAATCGTTACCAGCGGGGATTCAAGGACGGACAGCATAGCCGTGGTGCTCACCTGCGTGAGAGACTGCACCGGCTCCATTGGCTGCATGGTGACTGCGTAACTCGTCGCAGATAAGACACTTTCAACGGATATCACGTCTTCGACCGGCGGAACAGGACGCCCGGAAGTCACTGCGCTATAAACCGTGTCCACGAAAGCCGGTGTCTGCGCGGATGATTGTCCCAACACCTCAACGATGTTCAAGCCCCCGGCGAAACCGACCGGAGAAAGCAGCACCTCTGCTACGGCGACACCAAAACGGACTTCCCCGGGCAACTTCCCGAGAACCTCCATTACGTTCACGCCGTGCGTCGTGGCTGCGGGCAGTTTCCCGTCCCACTGCAACGCCTCTACTACGGTGACACCAAAACGGACATCGCCGGGCGCTTTGCCCAGCACTTCGGACGTACTGACACCCACGGTTATCTCAGGGGTGGCACGCGGTGCCGCCCCTAACGCAGTGGCTATTACTGTACGGTAATCGTTTTTAGCCATGTAAGCCCCTTAACCGATGTACTTAGCGCCGATTTTGATATTCGCTAATTTAGTAAGTGTCCATCGCGCATTGTCTGCGGGGTCAGCCGTAAGATGCAGGGATCCGGACACCCCGGTATTGTCGGCCAGTAGCGTCACCGGATCAGACTCCACTGCCGTCCCCCCGGATTTCAGCTGCGCGGAGTATGTCCGCGAACCGAGGCCTGGATTCCGCGCCACGGTACGGACGATAACCGCCTCAACGGAGGACAGGTTAGCGCTTGCCGCGGACGCATCGACGTTATAGAAGTCATTCTGCCCCGGTAGAGAGGCAGTCAGCTCTGTAGGCGGAACAAGGTTCCCGCTAACGGGCATCCTCGCCACGTCGGCGTTTGCTTGGTAACCTGATGGGCGGTCAAACTGGACGACGTCATCACTCAACGGCACAACCGGAACCACGGAGGTCGATGACCCGAGACGGATGTCAGCGGCGGATTCGACGCTCTGGGCGTACGCATCCCGGAACTCAAGGACTTTACTTGCGCCCGTAGCGGAGAAATTGTAGTGCTCGCACTGGACGGTTACGTAGCGCGACATGTTGTAGACCTCCGTACTGTTTTCCGCGACCACGGTTCTTCTCAGGACATCATCCACGTAGACGTTTATCGTCCGCGTCGCCATAACCCACTCAACTTCGATATACACTTCTTTGGCTCTAAGGGCGTTGCCGTCCAACGATAAATAGTTGTATCGGTTCTGCCCTTGCTGCGGATTGGCGACCAACGACCCGACAACCACGTTGTACACGTACGCCAGGGTGTTTTTCGAGTACCCCAGCCGGAATCCGAGCCGCCATGAGTTCACATACCCATCGGTGAACCCCATGCAGTGAGCCAAAGAGAACGCGAATCCTGCATAGTAATCGCCGGCGTTGCGCGAAGATAGCGCGGTGACAAGAGCTTTTCGGGTGCTGTCGTGCGTGGAAGTCTGTACGCCGCCGACAACCGACCCGCCGTATGTGTCACTGGGGCGGTATTTCCGGCCGATCAGTGAAATCGCCGGAGCTTTGTGCCCTTTCAGCTCTGTGCTGCCGGTGCCGAACATCCGGTTAATGGGGTTTACATAGCCGATTGCTTGGCTGGGTGCCGACCATTGGTTCGACGTGGTCAGGGCCAGGTTATCTCCTGCAAAGAAATCCTCAATTCCGTTAAACCCTGTGTGCCAGATTACAGGCATGTGATTCCCCTTATCGTGTTGTAATGCCGAACTCTAACGATTCGACGTTGTTCTGGTTCCATGCTGCTCCGCCCGGTGCAGTCTCGTAGGATGCCTGGTAATACTTGTATGACTCAGTCAGGGACACCTGCGTTTCAGTCGGGGTGCCACCGGCGGTGTTCACGGTCAGGCCGAGCTTACGGTCATCAAGGTCACCTTTACGGGCATACGCGATTACCGACACGGCGAAGATCTGATTGTTGTTCGGCAGTGTAACGTTTGACCGGAACATGTCCTGTGCGCCTGCCTGATTTGATTGCAGGTACGGTTTGCCCTCTCCGCCCGGTGACAGCTGCGCGGCGATCTGGTAGTGCGGAGTGTCGGACGAAGCGTTGGCCACTTCCCATTCCTTTTTCACGTCCGCCGTAGGCATGCGACTGGTGACCTCAATCGGCGTCAGGCGCTCGTTGTTACGGCTGCCGGTACCGTCGATAACGTAGAAGTCGTCGAGAGTCTGTTCACCCGCGTTCGGTGCGGTACCCGTCTGACCCCAGACAATCGTGTACTGCGTGGTCGGCGGTGAGGACGGCTGGACTGTCAGCTGCAATTCGTTATTCGCGAAAATCTTAACGGTGTTGGCAGTCTTGTTCACCTCGATCTCGAAGTAGTACCATGCATTCAGGATCAGCGGGGTGGTGCCCAGCTCTTCGCCGACACGCAGTTTGCCGGTGGCCACGTCCCATTCCAGATCGACGATGTTCTCGATACGCGCGATACGCATACGGGACAGACTGGCTTTCATGGCAAACCCGAACACGACCAGCTCTGACGTGGTGGTGAAGCCCCATGACAGTGAGGCGTTGATGGACGAGCTTTGCGCCACGGTGAATTTAAGCGCCATGGCGCCTGACCGGCGACCCTCGACCATGGAGAAAGTCGTATCGGATGCGTTACGCACGGTGTACCCGGCGGCCTGCAAATAGTCCTGAATGGCGGTACCTTTTGTCCCTACCGGAACGTAATGGTCGAAGCCATCGCAAAATTTAAACATGTGGTTGCCCCTTATGGTCTGACAATTACGCCGAATGGCGCAAGGCTGAGTCGTTCATCGTTCCAGTCCTGATCTGACTGGTTCGTCTCGAATACAGCATAACTGTACTTTTCAGTCGTGGATAGCATTGTGTCGATAACTTCTTTCTGCGGCTGGCCTTTCTGACCGATGACCATGCCCAGTTGCCGGTTATCAACGTCCGATTTCTTGTTCAGGACAGTCAGTCCGACGGCGATAATATTCGCTGTGTTAGGGATGACCGTGTTTGACAGGAAAGTATCAATCGCGCCGGACTCGTTGGACTGGATGTACCGGTCTGCAACCGGCGGCTGGTTGTAGACTAACGGATAGTGATCTGTGCCGGTGGACGGTGACCATTCCTTATCGACGTCAGCGGTTGGCAGTCTGCTGGTGATCTGCACCGGGCCGAACCGGTCTTGATACTTGCCGGTCGAGTTGTCGATGAAGACGACATCGTCGATCATGTACTGGGATGTCGCCACCCCGGACCAGGTCATTTTGTAGTTGGTCACGGCCATCGCAGAAGACGGCAGTGGCGCGGTAATGTCCAGTCCGTTGTTCACGTAAACTTCCACCTGGCTGGTGGTCTTATCGATCACGATTTCGATGTAGTACCACAAGTCCAGCAGAAGAATCGCCGTTCCGGTACCGCCGTTAATCCCGAGTTTCCCGTTTTCCTCATTCCACGTCAGCGTCACTACGTTGTCGACGGTGAAGAGGGTGTGCCGTTTGCCGACTGCCCGGAACGCAAAACCGAAGACGACTTTAGTCGCCCCCGATGTGATCGTGCGTGACATGCTGGCGGTATCGTTGAGAGACAAGGCGAGCTGCGTGGCCACGCGCCCCGTTTCCATTGTCGGCGTGCCGGACACGGTGTACCCGCATTTTTCCAGCCCGTCTTTCACGTCTGCCCAGCCCCGAAGCTGGTCAAATCCATCCATAAAAATTAGCATTGTTGTGCCCCTTAAAGGTCTGAACGCACGCCGAACTCGGCTGCCTGTACTGCGGCGATATCATAACCGGTCACCGGCATGAGCGTGTAACGATATTCCCAGTTACGCCCTACATTGGAAATATTGACCGTATTATTGTCGATATTGGCCACGATTGAAACAGGGTCTGCCGTGGCTTTACGCACCAGTGCAATAACTCCCTGCGAGATCAGAGTGCCATTCTCCGGCAGCAGCGCCAGCGATTTGAATGAGTCGGTCTTTCCGTTTTCTGCGGTGAAGATAAACCTGTTATTCATGTCCGGCGGCAACTGACCGACTTGCAGGAAGTGCGGCCCGGACCCGGTTTCCGTCGATACCTGCCATTCCGTCTTCACGTCCGACGTTGGCAGGCGGCCGGTGATTTGAACCGGGCCGAGTTTAGCGCCGTCGCGGATATACATATCGTCGAAAATCTTGCCGTCTTCCTTGTACTCTGCATCCGGCGGAAAGGTCGGCATCAGGTTGTAAGGGTTTAGGGAGATAATCGGGGAGGCCGCAGCCGCGATACCCGGGTCGAGATCAAATTCAACGTCAGGCTTGCCATTCACTGATACGGAAATCTTGCCGGTGCTTTTAGTCAGCGTCAGCTCGTAATAGTACCAGCGCTTTTTCAGCGGCGTAATGTAGCCCACGTTCTCAGCATGGTCAGTGTTACGGATGGTGACCAGGCTCGACTCAGGGTCGGTGTACACGATGGTGTGCGGATCCGCAGGCGTTGCATCATTGCTGAGTTTAATCGCTATCAGCGCCCCGCGGTCAGACTGCCGGCAGGCGAAACCGATGGACAGCGTATCGGTAGCCCAGACAATCTGCCGGTCGATGCGGCTGTTCAGCGTGTAAAGGCCGGTACTTCCCGGCAGGCGGCCAATGCCTGAGCCGATGGTACCGACTGCCACGTAACCGGCGCGGTTCAGATAAGTGTTCGTGGCGATCTGGTCGCCTGTCCGGAATTGCTCAAAGCCGTCAAAAAATTCCATGGGTGCCCCTTACATAATGCCGAGCCGGATGACGAAGCCGAAGTTTTTCATTTCAGCGACCGGCACGTCCTGCGCTCTGATTGTGATGCGGTCACCCGCTGCGAATGATACCGGACTGCCGCCTACCGTTGTCATGGTAGCAGCGAACCCGCCGATTTCCACGGTCATGGTACCGACGTTTGACCCGTTACGCTGGACGCGGAACTGGTAATACACAGTGCTGGCACCATCCGCCATATCAAAAGATGAACCCTGCATGTTTGCCGGCAGCATCATCGGATCCATAATCGGCAGGTGCAGGATAGGCTCGTTTTTATTCATGCTGTCTGACACGGTCACGCCGATATCGTACCACTTCGGTTTGATGGACGGATCCGGATTAGGGTTGACAGGGTCGTCCCCGCTCGCCTCTTCCACCCATGTGGTGCCGTTGTACCAGACAAACTTGTTATAGGACAGCGCGTAGGCACGCCATCCCAGTTTCGGTTTGTTGAACACCCAGGCGTTTTCGACATACGTAGCCACGTCACCCGCATGGCCGAGCCACGCGCCGGTCGGGTTTGGCGCAACGGAATATGAGTGTCCGTTAATCGCGTTCGGCGGTGGTGCAGCAAACGTGAGTGATTGCAGCACAGGGAAGATGAATGTGTCGATGAAAACCTGTGAGTCCGATACCGGGCCGCCCCAGTGATTTTCTCCGGTTTCCCACCCATAGGGAAGCCCCTGTGAGGGGGCTATCTTTTTCGGCATTATTGTTCGTCCTTATCGTTCGGGTTGTAGCGCTGGTCAGGTAACGTCAGTGCCCATCCGTGATCCCAGCTGATTGACCAGCCCGGTACAGGGCCAGGTTCTGGCTCCGGATCAGGCGGTGTCGGCGGGTCAGTGTCAGGGTCTTCCGGGTCAACGGGGTCAACCGGCGGTTTCGGTTCGTCAGGCTTACCGCCTCCGGTGCCTGGGTCTGGGCGGTCAGGTGGCTCTACCGGTGGATTGGTGCCGCCGCCGTTGTTATTCCCACCACCGTTGTTCCCGCCCGGTTTCTCTCCCGGTGGCAGCGGATATGATGGCACATTCAGCGTCATCGTGTAACCCTGCCAGTTGATGCGGTCATTCTTCATCGCATGGACAGTCACTACCAGGCGCGACCACCCGCCGGCCTGCTGCGCACGACCCGCCTGTAAACCCCAGCGCTCCAGGTCATCTTTCCGCAGAATGATGCCCGCGTCTTCCGTGAACGTCTCGAACAGGTTGGCGTAACGGGTAGGCTGTCCGACGACGTAGTAGTTATAGCCGACACGGATGCGATACCGCACACCCTCTTCCAGCGTGATACCGACTGCGAAATGGTCACGCGCTGTCTTATCCTGCGATACGCGGTTGCGGTGCGTCCACGTTACAGGCACGTCTTTCCCTTTGACGTTGGTATACGGGTTGAAGTCGTCCGCCAGTGCAGACGCCGTGTTGAACCACGGTTGTCCGCCAATCATCATCAGGCCAGCCGGGTACGGACGTTTCGCACGATATTGCATTTTCAGCTGTAACGGGTAGATGCGATCCAGCGGAACCTGCATGCCGTGAGTGTCCGGACGGACGATTACCATGGCTTTCTCTTCGTCACCGAAGACCTGCGGGGAGTACCCGTAGCCGCGTGAGACAATCCAGACCGGACGACGGCTGTAGTGCTGGGCAGGAATGGTATCTGCCACACCGCGGCCAATCTTAAACCGGTAGCCGTCGACTTCCTGCACGACGATTAATTCCTGATCCACCAGCAGGATGTCTCCCACGGAAATCGGCTCAATCGGCACACCATCTTTATCGGATGTCGGGTTAAGAATGACTTCATCGGTGAAATAGCCCAGACCGACTTCTGTCATGCCCCACGGTGTCCATTGCTGAACCCCCGCGCCATTCCAGCTCGTCTCCGCTTCGGTCTTCGTGTACAGCGAGTACGAATCCACTACGCGGTCAGAGGAACGGGCGACATACGCGCTGACAGTCGAGATTTCTTTCGGCTGGCCAGCTCTGGATAACATGATGTACGGCGTCTCATACAGCAGCGCATCGACCGGCGTGTACAGCGCGGTTTCCTGCGTTACCTGGTGAGGCAGCAGCGCGATATTAGCGCCTGACATGTCCGTACCCGGCCCGAACGATTCACTGTCCAGCTGGACTGCGGTGTGCATCAGACCTGCGACATACGCGCCATCCATCGCCGGATTAGGGTTATCCGGATCATCGGCCGGGCTGTACAGCTGCGTAGCTTGGTGCATCAGACTGGCATCGTAAACGTACTGCGGCGGCTTCTTATGCACCGTCACTTTCATTTCGTAGTATTCCCAGCTTTCCTTGCCGTCGCGAACTGACCATAAACGGAGAGTCGCTAAAACGACCTGAAACGCGCTCTCTTCGACTTTTACATCATTGGCGGCTGTCGCGTAAGGCCAGTACCACGTCGTGCCGCTGATACCGGTTTCCTCTCGCACAATCGTGCCGTCAGGCATATAAACGCGAATGGTGTAACCGGTACCCGGCTCCGGGCCGATACTGCCCTCGTTATGACCGAACGGCTGGTCAGACTGCAAAATGCGGTCCCGGTGCGCCCATGTCAGGGTGTAGATGTCCGGTGTTTCACCCGCGTTGGCCGTGTAGGTCAGGTCTGCCGGTGTAAACCATGGCTGCGGGTTGTTTTCCGATGCGAGGTCGCGCAGGACTTTTCCTGGCGGGTATGGGCGGATCTGGCGGAAGTTCAGCGCAAGATGATCCACCGGCGCGTCTTCCAGTTTGAAGCGGCCACCTCCCAGCGTCCACGGCAGGATTTTCACATCAACGGTTTCTGCACCGCCGTATTTACGCCAGTCGGTACCGCCGTCGAGCGTTGTCACCCACAGCATTTCACCGCGCTGGTGGCGGAACGGGATGGTGTCCATAACACCGCGAGTCACTGTTACCAGGTTACCGTTCACCGCGTCGATGCGCACAAACTCTTCGGTGATTTCCATTGGAGTGGTCAGGCCAGGCTGAACGGCTTTGGCGATACGGGCGATGTACCCCACTTCCACTTCCTGCCACAGCTCCGTCATTTCTGAAAGATGGAACACGGTGTCGAAGTAGCCCACGTCTGCGGCCAGAACACCGAACGCGCCGAAGTCGCCATTACCGCGAATATCCCATACCGCTTCACCGTCTGCCATGATGGCCATGTCGTAGGCCGCGGACATCGGTGTCGGTTTCTCTGCCTGAGAGTTGAGGAATGTATCGTTAGGACTGATTGCCCGTAACTCGCCCTCCGGCAGTTGCTGGACTAAATCGACATACGGCATTTCATACACAACGCGGCGGGCGATTGCCGGTGTGAGGTCAGGCTTATATCCGTCCGGCGGCTGCACCTGGTTAAAGGTATTGAGCTGGAAAGAGAACTGATCCTGAATGGCGGTGATGGAAATCTTACCGTCCGGCAGCGTACCGTCTTCAACCGCACCAACGCGCACGATGACTTCCGTTATGCCGCGCTGTTTCGGGTCACGGATCTTAATCACATCGCCCGGCTGCACGTTCCATGCGCGTCTGTCGAATGTCAGGCTGAACCGGCGGACGTTGGTTGACGCGACACGCAGGTCACGCTGTGCGAGCTGCATGGCCAGTTTTCCGGTAGGCACACCGATGTACTCGATGGTCGTGCTGTTCAGACAGCCCTGGTTCTGGATCTGCGCGAGGTTATGGCAGCGCACCTGCTGCTCTTCGTCGATAATCGGGTTGTGGTAGGTTACGATGACCTCGTTAATCATCCCCGCCGGTGATGCGTTTGTCGCTTCACGGATTTCCAGCAGGCCGGAATCCATATCGAAAATCGGCAGGTTGTCCGCCACGTAATCGTCGCGCAGCAGTTTGAGGGTGAGTTTGCCGGTCACTTTGCTGACGTACATTGCCCCACCGATGTGATCGAGAATCGTCTGCATGAATGACAGGAGTGTGTCCTGACGTGTCCAGCGCAGGCAAAGACCCAGACCCTCGGTGTACAGAGTATCGGCACAGCGGCGGAAAGATACATCGTCAATCAGCGTGCGGGAAAGGCCGCGACCCCACTCAACGTTTGTCTGGCATTCATACAGGATGTGCGCCGGATTCATTGCGTGGATTTCGTGCTGATCGCCCTGACCGTCGTACCCCTGCAACACCAGTTTGCATTTCTCCGGGTACCACACACCACCAGTCCATCCGGCAGTCGTCCTGCGGGCTTTCACTTTCCACGGCTTCGGGTAAGGCGACATGGCGCTGACCATTCCGTCGAAGTACATTGTGACCACGCCACGGAACGCCGGTTGCTTGCCGCCCAGCATGTTTTTCAGCTTCTGGCTGATCGTCTGGTTGGACTTGCCCATGTAGACTTCCAGCGAGCCGTCGATGCCGCCCTCAGCCTTGGTGCCGCCGAACAGGTCGGGCGCGTTAATCGAGGTGTTCGTTGTATCGGTGATTGAGCCTTTCCAGGCTGTCCGGTCACCCACACGGATTTCGACTATCTCATTTACCGGGCCACGGAATAACCCCATGAATAAGCCCATGTAGTATTTATAGCCTACCGTGATTTTACTGGCCTTTCTGCCCATCGGCGTGCTCCTTTTCCCATTCTGCTGTCGCCAGTGCAGCCGCTTTCAGCAGCATCGGATTGCAGGACTTCTGCGCCTCTGACACAGGGTAGCCCTCGCGCATGAATTTCTCATACGAGTAATTGAATCGTTCGGCCAGGCGCTCGGCACCCGGAGCACAGTAGCCCAGGGCGCGAACGTGCCGCATGAAGATCCGCGGTTCGTCTGTCATTATTTTTTAGCCTGCTTCGCTTTAACAGCGCTTGTCCGGAAATCACCAAAACCGAGCACCTGCCAGTCACCTGTCCACGCCTCGCCGAATACTACGGCCTGCGCGGTGCCCTCTTTGACCTGCGGGATGTTCATATCTTTCAGGGTTGCTGCCTGCGGCTGTGCCGGTTTTGGTGCCAGTGCGGCGTTGATAAGAATGGACGCCACCAGCATAGCCAGTGCATAGCAAAACATTTCCATGGTCGTGCTCCTTAAAATACCGGGTTGCCGTCGAACGGTGAACGATCCGGGAGCGATGGTACGCCGCCGAAGTTGTCCGCGTTGTTGAAGATACTATCACACGCCTGCATGGTGCGAGGACAGCCTGGATAAGTTTTCAGGATGTAGCCGCCTGCCAGTCCGTCGACGGTACCGAAAATGGTAATCGTGTCACCGGTGTGCGCTTCAATGCCCCGGCGCTCAACACCGTATTTCGGGTCAATCCATTCGATGAACCCGCCCGCAAAGTACCCGTTTGGTTTCGATGCGTATGCTGCGGCCTTAACGGTACCCGCGCCGACGGAGATCACCGTTGCATTAACGACAAACTGTTCTTTGTTGACACGGCACTGACCGTCAAACAGGGCATGGGGGCAGCCGCGTGACCATGCGAGGCGCAGGCCATTTCTGTCCATGGTTGCAGACAGGGTTGAACAGGTGACAGTTGCTACAGCAGGATCGCCGCCCTGGTTGATGCTGTCTACGGTACCGACATAACAAACAGTGGGGTCGTTGTCGCCGAGGTGCATGCGGCGGATAGTGAGGGTTACGGGCGCTCCGGGAGGGGTGCCGATGAACAGGCCGACTATTGGATTCGAGTTCGGCAAAGATAGATTTAGCGCGTCCGTCTGCGCCTCACCCGTTTGCTTAACCCCGTCGTCTGCGATGCTCACCGGCTCCCAGATGCTCCCCAGCGCACTTATCTTATCGTTAGCTGAGGTATAACGCCAGTAATTATCCAGCAGCCGGAACTCATACATGAATACCGGTCTGCCGAGTTCGTTGGATGTTTCGATGTTGTTGTAACTCATGGTGCCCCTTACGGAATAGGGACGGGTGTGGCCTTTCTCCTGTCATCGAATAACTTGAATGTCAGTGATACCTGGCTTGTGCCCGCCGAGTCTGTTAATCGCTTAATCTCAACGCCGTCAATATCCAGCCGCGCTACAGGCATGTACCCTATGCGTCTGACCATGTGCATCGGGGTGGACGGAATACTCTGAGCCAGAAACAGCCACTCTTCGTTTTCCACTGTACGGCTTGAAATTATCGTTGTCGGGATCGCCGTCCCGTCATACAGCTCGATCATGATATCCCGTTTTGTCTCCTGAGTGCTACCGACAAATTGCGTGTAGCCGCAGCGCCGTACCACCAGCGCACCCTCCGCCCCTGAAATATCGCGGGTCAGGATGAAGTCGTTCGTGTCCTGCGGCAGATGGAAAGTCATGGTGCGGCCTTTCAGTGCGAACAGGAGCTGCCGGAACTGCCGGTCATTGGTGCGTCCGGTAATCGTGTACTGCTTTTTGACTGAGCCGATGTTCTGCAATCCCGGGTCAACTGTAGTCAGGACACCCGATTGGTTATCGAACGTGTAAATCTGGCGGCTGCTGCTGACGTCGTTACCGTTCTTCCAGTCACTCGGCAGGTTGAAGATGTGCAGGCCGGTACGTCCGTAAACCGGCAGATTTGACCATGACGGTTCAAGGTCGTACTTTTCGAGACAGTGGAAACGGATCTGCGTGGTGGCCACCGCATCTGTCAGTTGGCTACCGGTTGCCGCCTCGCGAATCTGTGCTACCCGGACCGGGTACAGGCGCGTGCCCCTCGGCGTGTCTTTCTGTAGTCCGTAGGCCAGCGTGATTTGTCCTGCGTCAATGTCCATGCCCGCGATGATGTTCGCTTCGTAATCCCATTCCAGATCACGGCGCAGCAGCACCACGTCGCCGACATTGAAGTCCTTTACCCGCACCTGCGCATCAATACGGACTGACCCGGCAGGCGCGTCATTCTCCGTACCGGTCATGTCGTGCCACAGCGGCAGGAGAAGCGGCGCGGAACCGATGCCGGCGATAGTGGAATCAAGGATAGTCCGGTTCTCTTCCCAGCGCAGGAACGATGCTTCAAACGAACGGCGGGGAAACAGGCGAATCGGGCGGCGCTGCTCGGCACCGGTTTCGGAAACCATGACATCGGTCTGCCACTCGATGCGATCCATGATGCCGTCTTTCCAGTTTGGCTGAGGCAGGAACACCGGATAGGACAGGCGGATATCCGAGTCATACGGCGGCGCTGGTGGCAGGGCGGACGTAGGTACTTCTACCAGGTCGCACAGGAAATCGTTGGCACGGCTGACCTCGAATAGCTCCCACTCTTCGCCTTTCTGCTTCATGATCTCGTAGGCGATATACGCAGGGGACGGAGCCGGGATGTTCTGGTAGTAGCAGTCAAACCGGAATACGCCGTTTACCGGGACAGGGAATGTTGACCCCTGAATGACGCCGGCGGCCGTCAGCGTTATGACGACCTGACCATTCACCTTGATGCTGCCGGTATCGTCGCACACCGCGCGGATCCGGTAGATGCCGACCGGAAGACGCAACCACTTAGCGAGGTAGTACCCCTGCCCGCCTGCGGCCTGCCCCCAGACGTCCTGCACGTACAAGTCATACGCCCCGCTCAACTGCGGGGAGTGGTTGTTATTGACCAGCTCGCGTGCCGGTCTTAATCCTGTCAGTGCCATTAGCGCCCCTTACCTACGATGCTTTTTAGTGTCGCCGCGTTACGTTGCAGGATGACCATGATGGCATTCTCCCCCTCCGGCGTATTCATAGCCTCCGGGATTTTCGTTCTGTCGTCAACCAGTACGAACCGGTTTGTCTGCGGTGACGCGCTGGACTGTCCGCCGCCGGACTGGTTGAGACGGTTCTTAGGATCGTCTTTGGACAGAACCTCTTCCCCTTTTTGCAGAATGGCGGGCACTTCATCTGATTTAAGGCCGGGGAAACCGCCGGAGTGGAAACGCGGTGCCCCTGCGAACAGGGCTGGCGAGATCCCGTTCTTTGTCTGCATACCACCTGTCGTGTTGCTTCCGACGATACCGCCGTTATGTTTGGCGGCCACCCCGCCCGCCGCAGACGCTGCCACCCCGCCCGCCGCAGACGCTGCCGCACCGATACCGCCGCCCCACCCAGCCAGCGCGTTCAGCGCCATCTGTTTCAGTATGGCAATCGCCAGCTGTTGCAGGAAATCAGCGAAGAACTTGGCCACTGTGATACCGAGTGCCGCGAATGCGTTACCGATGCTCTGCGTGCCAGCCACCACCAGCGCCAGCTCATTAACGATGCTGCTGATTGCCGTTTCCATTCCCTGCAACACGCCCTGCACCACTGCTTTGTCCATCGTGCTGATAGTCGCGCCCAGGTCTGTCGACGCCGCTTTAACCGCAGCAATCTGTGCGAGAATCCGGCTGAACTCTTCCGGCGGCATCAGGTCTTTGAACCGTTCCGCCGCAACACCGAGTTCATCCGCTGTCTGGATGATAGTGCCGTTCATGTTTTCGTACAGCAGAGTAGCTTGGTTAATGGCTTCCTCTTCCGAGATCATGCCCGCCTGACGCTTCGAGTTGATTTCATCCAGGAGGTTTTTCTTTGTCTCCTGCTGGGTGTTCAACTTGTCTTCAATGAGTTTAATTTCGTTCAGCTTTGTCTGAGTCGTGGTGTACTCAATATTGCGCTGCCGTAATTCCTCAAAGTCTTTCGCCACGCCAGCGCCTTTACCACCTTTCAGCTTATTGGCTTTCGCGATCAGCTCGTCGTACTGGGTATTCACTTTCGCGAGGTTTGCCGCCAGACGGTCTTCATAGGTTGCGTTCGGATCGGCCTTTGTCTCTTTGATGCCCATTGCATCATTAAGCTCTTTGTATTTTTGCAGCAGAGAGTCCAGCGCGTTTTCTTCTTTCTTCGCACCGGCAGTACCACGGTTATGCGCGTTGTACTGGTTTGTCTCGGCCTGCTTACGGGCAGCGACTACCGCATCAAGGCGTTTCTTGATCGCGTCACCCTCTTTGCCGCCGACTGTCTCCGCACGTTTGTAGTCCGGTGCGAACTCTTCGTCGATAAGTGCCAGACGGCCTTTCAGGTTTTTGCTCATGAGAGCTTTCCGGCTGGCCACGTCAGCTTTTTTGGCCGCCTCTTCCTGTTTCTCCAGGGATTTCGTCAGCGCCTCGACTTCGCGATCCCGCTTGGTTACTAAGTCTCCCTCTTTCGGTGTCGCAAACTTGAACCCTGCTTCTGTTGAACCCTGCTTCCCGCCCAGTGCTTTAATGACTGCGTTCGCCATTTGAGCGGATGCCACCGCTGCGGCAGTCTGGTCTGAGATTTGTGACATGGCACGTTTGTTGTTGGCCACCATATCGTCGTTGAGTTTCTTCCATTTCTTATCGACGTCATCCCAGATTTGCCCGGTGGACTCGAAGAACGAGCGCTGCTCTTTCGTCAGGTCAGACGCGGCAGACCGAACCATTTCCGCCATTCCTTTGCCGACCACCGGGATCATTTCCAGCACATCCGCCAGCCAGCCGAGAATCAGGTTTGTGGCATCACCGAACAGCGTCGTTATAGGTCGCATGATCCCGATGCAGAAGTCATAAATGACGGCTGGGATAGACTGACCAATTGCGAGAAGCTGGTTGCCGAGGTTTTTGAAATCGCGGATCACCAGATCCACCTGACGGCGGAACCACTCGGACTGCTCATAGAAGATTGCCCCGATGTCATAGGCCAGCAGCGCCCAGCCGATATACGGGATCAATCGTGTCAGTACACGCAGGGTAACACCGAGTGCCGATGCTGCACCGCCTGCCGCAATCATCCGGGCCGCCCATGTGCTGAGCATTGTGATGATCGCCTGACCGACTTTATGCAGCCCGTCGATGATCGGCATGAGGGATTTAAGTGACTTGACCAGACCCCACACCATTTGCGCGATTTTAAGCCCTGCGAGGACTTGCAGGATATCGATCAGGGTGTCGATGTTATTCGCCGCCCAGATAACACCGTCTGCCAGTGCCGAGAATGCTTCCCCCAGTTTCGCTGCCGCCTCCTGCCCTTTATTCGATTGCAGGAACGTCGCCAGTGATTCCAGCATGCGGACATAGGACTCAACGAATCCTGAGTCAGCGACTGCCAGCTTAAACTTATTCATGGCGTTATGGGCGCGGGCTTCCATCGCGTCAACGCCTTTTGTCGCTGCGGCGAGCTGTGCGTCGATAGCTTTGGCGTTTTCCCAGGCAAAGTTAACAACTTCACGCCCGGTTACTTTACCCTCTTCCATCGCTTTCATGAACTCAGGCATCGTGCGTCCGGTGGCCTGTGCGAACATCGCTACTGCCCCCGGGAGACGTTCACCCAGCTGGCCGCGGAGTTCTTCCGCATACACCTGACCTTTTGACAGCATCTGTTCCAGCGCTTTGAACACGCCGTTCATGTCGTCTTTGGAAAGGTGGAATACGCGACCTGCTTTCGCTACGCCCTCAAACATCAGTTTGGTCTGGTTCATGTCCAGGCCGACGGCTTTGGCTGACACCGCGAATTTCGTGTACGACTCTGCAATGGACTCGATTTCAATACCGAGTGCATCCGCAAGTTCGGTCATGTATTTCCATTCTTTGGCCTGCGCTTTCTGGTCTTTTCCGACTACCACGCCGATTCGTACCATTGCCTGCTGACGGGTTTTGTATGCATCAATCGCGCCACCGGCAAGGTTGATAGCCCCGTTGAAACCGACATACGCGGTAGTCAGCGCCAGAACCTCACCGCGAAGACGCTGCGCCATTGACAGGGTTGTACGGGCGCCATCCCCGAAGAACGAGAATGACTTTCCTGCGTCCCGGGCGGCACGTCCGGAACGGTTGGTTGCCTGGGCTAATGCGTCCAGTGCGGCGGCTGAGCTACGGCTGGTGGTGATAAGGCGCTGTTCTGCATCAGCAAGGTTTCGGGTGTCGATCCCTGCGTTGCGCAGATTGGCCTGTGTCTGGCGGGCTGCGTTGCCGGTCGTGCGTAATGCGTTGGCGGCGGCAACGAGTTTCTGCTGGGCGGCCTGCATCTGAATACCGAGAGCGCCCGTATCACTTGTCGCGGTGCGCATTTGCTGTGCTAAGTTTTTAACGTCGGCTTTTGCTCGTTGGTATTCAGTGCGGGCACTGCGTAATGTTGCCACTTGTTGACGGTACATGTCAATCTGTTGTGCGATTCCGGACATGGCTTTATTCGCCGCGTTCAGATCACGAACCTTACCCGCAACGTCTGTCACCTCTTTACGGTTACGTGCGAGCTGTGCGGTTACCTTGGCGACTTCGCGTTCCAGTCCGGCCATTGTGCTGCGTGCGGCTTCTGCCGGGCTGACGATGGTCTGGATCTGCGCACCGAGGCTTCCCAGCGTGCTGGTGGACTGCTGTACCACCCGGCCGAGAGTCTGGTACCCGCGAGCAGTGGCCATAGCTTGATCCGCCTGCTGCCGTAATCCCTGAATGATTTTGGCCTGTGCTACCGCTGCGCCGTTACGCTCAATGATCTGATCCTGACGTGCCAGAATGTCGTTGACGCGGGAAACACTGCCCACGATGCCTGCCTGCGCTGCCCCTACTCGGGTTGTCTCAATGCCGAAACGCTGCATGTCTGCTGCTGCGCGGCGAAGACGTTCGGACTGGCGTTCCTGCGCTTTGACCGCAGCATCGACCTGTTTGTTAACCCTCGCGAGATCACGTTCCTGTTTCGCCGTCACAGTGGACGATGCGTTGTACGCGGCCTGCAATTCAGCCTGTTTCTGTTTCAGCCGGTCAGTCTTCGCCACCGCCTCAGTCATCGCCTGATTCTGGCGCTTGAAAACTTCGATAATCGAGTTCAGTTTTAGCAGCTGCTGACCTGCGCTTTCGAGCTTACGGTATGACGCTTCGAGATCGCGAGTAGAAACCTCACCACGTTCGGCGGCCCGGCGCTGGTCTTCCTGCGCTCTCGACATCTGTTCGATTGCGCGGGTTACAGCGTTGAGCGGCTTTTGACTGTAGTCTCTTGCCCGGATTCTTAGCTCGACGTCTCTGTTAGCCATTCGATAGCTCCTTAATTAGCTTATTGTATGCCGTTGCGCCACTCTTGCCGCCGAGCACTGCACCGATGCAAGCCTGCATTAAAAGGCTTCCGGTGACATGGGCAGAGTTGATACGGCGCCTGGCAATCTTGAGTTCAGTCCACAGAACCCCGAGCGGGTAATGTCTTGCGGCTGGGTGCCCCTCTGACATTAGCAGGGACACCGCGGCTCTGAGGTCATTGTGGAAGTCTAATACTATTTCCCTTTTCGAGCGGGTTTCTTCCCGTTCAGGTCGCCCACCTGCGCCATTACCTGCGCGAACATCTTTTTTGCTTCTTCGACATCAGCAAAGGTCAGGACGGCAATCTTTTTCAGGGCGTCAAACTGGCTGAGGACAGGGAGCTTCTGGACGGTTTCCAGTTGGTCTTCTTCATCTGCGGCCAGTGCGATGATGTGGGACACCAGGCCCGGTGCATCTGATACCAGTTTCACTGCAAACTGCCCAGCGGCGATTGCTGAAAAGTCGCTGCCTGCGGCGGTCTGGTATATGTCGAACAGGCCGTCGAGGTCGTGGTAGTGAACACGGACGATTTTGGAAATGTCGTGGAATGATAAGCCGCGGACAGTGAACGAATGGGCTTTGCGTTTGCCCTTGCCGTGTACGATGACTTCTTCTGTATCTGGGGTGAAATCTGATAATGCCATTAGGCGGATCTCCTATTTGCGCTAATCCGTCGATAATGTAACACATACTTGCAGATAAAAGAAAAGCGCCGTTAGGCGCTTTCCTCATTTAACCGGTTTATTACTCGGTGAAAGTAATGGTTCCGGTTGTCGCCGCACGGCCGTTAGCCAGCGTTGCCGTGACTGTTGCAGTGCCCGCCGTCGCCCGTTGGAGCGACGTTTTTGCCTGCCCGGTGGCGCTGGTAGTCGCACTGGACGGGGTGACTGTAGCGCCTGCTACGGTGGTGAACGTCACCGCGTCGCCCTGCATCACCTGACCGTTTCCGTCGCGGACAGTGGCTGTTACTTCCACGGTGCTGCCTACGGTACCGGTGGTGGCGGCTGTCGTCACCGTAATGGTACGCTGCGTTGCTGGGTCAGTCGCTGCTGCTGCCTCAACGATGTCGATGTAAACCAGGTTAGTGCGGTGGTTAAGTTTCATCGTCTTATAGGTGAATGACAGCACCTGCCAGTCGTCGCCTTTCAGCGCGTAATCACCGTCCGGAGTGATAGACACTTTCGGGAAGTAATAGTTTTTGTTCAGGCCGACGGCGTTGTCGGAGATCATGCGCAGCGCACCATAAATCATGTTCGCTTTGCCGATGACCATGGAGCGTTTCTGCGCTTCAACGTCATACTGGACGGCGATTTGCAGGTTGCCTTTCAGGTCTTCTGAATCCGGCTCAATGTACAGACGGCCGTTCAGCAGGTCGATTTCGTAGTTGCCCGCAGGCGTTACCACGGTGGCACCGTCGATGGTGGAGATATCCCCGGACCCGGTAGAGATCGAGATAGACGCATCTGCCTTGACCATCTGGAAGTTGGAGATCCCGCGCACACCGGTCGGGTTGTCGTCTGACGTTCCGAGCTGGTAATAGCGGCCACGGTTAACCGGGTTAAAGATTTCCTTTGCATCGGTAATCTGGGTCTGGGTGGTGGTTTCCAGCGTGCCGAGGAACCACAGCGCTAAGTTATCTGCGTTGATGTTATCGCAGGTAAAGGTACCGCCCTGTGACGCTTCCAGCAATACCGATGCGTCCATAACGCGCATGCCGCTTTCGGAAGAGTAGTGTTCCAGCGTTTCGGAATCAGTGTTGATCGTAAACTCTGGGGTGTTCCCGAAATACATTTCACCGGTTTTGTTGTTCGTGCCGTCTTTGAAGCGGTCGAAGTAGACCCGCCCGCGTCCGACGACATAGTTATTGCCGTAATTCTCGTTCATTGTGCTGCTCCTGTTACGGGTTTCTTAAATCCGTTTTAATCCCTACCCGGATTGGCAGGAAGAAAAAGGATGTGTCTGATAAGCCTTCCTCCGGCGGACGGACTACAGGCTGGGCAAGGGTGAGTTTAGCAATCTTCTGCCCTAAGCGATAGACCCCCGGATAAATCGGTGAGCCATTCTCGTCCAGGACAGTCAGCATCCCCAGTCTCGCTTCGACCTCCGCGGCCAGTAAATACACCGGATCGGTTGGGTTGATAGGATCGTCTTTCGCCCAGCCCTGTACCAGTAAAATCCACTCGTCCAGACGGACAGTGTTCTCTTCATCCGCAGGCATACCGAAGTCCGGCGCTTTACTCTCCAGGATGGACAGCATCGGCAGATTGGTCATCTTGTCTGCTCCGAAGCGGGTGCGTCCGCGGAATACTCGGCGGCTCAGGTTGTGCTTATAGCCGTTTTCCGGAGTGATGCCCTCCAGGTGTGCGGTCAGTGCTTTTAATACGTCCAGTCGCTTACTCATTTGGACAGCCTCGCAAAGTTACGGTGGAACTCCGCTGCAATGTCATCCGCGATTTTTCCTGATACTTTTTCTGACACAGTTGCGAATACCTGATCCACAGACGGAGCGTACAGCAGCGCCACTTTGCCCGGAACAAGCCAGGCTTGATGCTGCGTTCTTTTGTTGCCCAGCGTCTCCCCTGGTTTCAGGCGGACGGCCAGGCCGATGTTGTAGTTATCCTCTGACAGACTGGCACCACGGTTTAACCGGACGAGAAATGCATTCTTTAGGTAGGTCGTTTTTCCTTTCTTTACCCGAACCTGCACACCGCCGGCCGTCTTACTATTCGTCACCATTGCGCCGCCGGTAACAAAACGGGCGAGGCTGGTGGCGCGTTTGCGGCCGACGATGATCGCTTCAAGGCTGGTGCCGGTAGCCCGCTTTGTCACGCGCAGACGATCACCGTTCAGATACCCGGACGGGAATGCGATTTCGTCTGTCATGGCTTTCTTGATGCGGGTCATTCCTTTTCCGCCAGCCACCTTATTGATGGCCATGCGGATGGAGTCTTCGGCGATTTTCGGTACGGATTCGAGGTAGTCTTTCAGCTCGGCGGAGCCAATGGAAATGATGTTGATAGGCATCAGTTAGCCCTCGTTACCTGCCACACTACTTCTACCGGGCCGACAATCGGTTCCCGCGTGCTGAGGATAAGGTGGGCGTTCTCGAAGCCGGGCGCAGTGACGATAATGTTATCGCCCTCGTTCAGCTCAATGCCTTTTGCGGACAACTCGGAGCGCATGAAAATGATTCTCTCGACGCCCTCGATAACGCTGGCATAACCACCGTTGTCCATGTCGCCCAGTAACGCGAGCTTATTGTGCCAGCGGATGCTGAGGTCTGCGGAGACGTCCTGAGAATAACTTTCGTAGCGAGCAGCGATTGACAGGGACGCATGAACGTCCCTGCGGGCTTTCGCTTTGATTTCGGCAAAGCGTGAGGCCATATTAGACCTCGTCGTCTTCTGCTGCTTTCTTCGCAGAAGCCTTATTGCCGTTTTTCTTGTCAGCAGTGGCTTTAGTGTCCGCCGCGGCTTTCGCATCGGCTTCGGCTTTCTGGCGAGCGTCTTCGTTCTCCACGTCGACTTCCATCACTGGTTTGCCCAGTGCGTCAGAGTTGATCGCGTTGATGCTCGCCACTTCATCGGCGGTGAAATCGAAAATCGCGCCTACTAATGGGCGGATGCGCTGACCGTCGCGGTGGACGATTACTGTCTGTAACACTTTACGTTTTGGCATGTTATGGCTCTCTTAAAAAACTGGGATAAGGGAAACCCGCCTGTTACGGCGGGTCTGACAATCAGGACTTAACGGTCAGCATGAATGTCGCGTTAGGGTCGCTTGGTACCATCAGCGGTGCGCCCTGAGTCATCAGGTACTCAACGCTCGGATCTTCTTCTTCCCACATTTTAGGGAAGTAGTCGACTGCCTGATAGCCTGCGCTCTTATCCAGTACGGCACCGAAGCAACGAACACCCTCAACCGCAGAGGAAATGCCCATGACGCCTTTCTGGTTGAACAGGTACTGTTCGGCGTTTTTCGCATCGCGGTATTTCTGAGTGTTGACCCAGATACGCATGCGGCCAGCGCCTGCCAGACCTACCAGTTCGCCCATGTACTGAACACCCTCGACATCATCCCACAGACGGGTGACGTTGGTTCCAGATCCGCGGATCGTGTCGTCCATCAGTCCGTCTTTGCCCCACAGCTCTTTTCCGCCGACTTTGACAAACTGATCCCACGCCTCGCCGCCGAAGATGTAATCGCGGACTACGGTTCCGGACAGTGACTTGTCTGACACCAGACGCTGACCATCGCGCATGTCAGAGATCATGTCCATCAGGGTAATGCTGGACGCAGTCCAGTCAGAGGTCATAGTCAGTGCCGGGTCACGCCCGAAGTCCACACGGCGGGCCGGGTAGTCCTGATCCTGACCTGCGACATCGACGTAGCCATACTGCAACGCCTGCGCCGCCATCATTTCCCAGGTATTTTCGTGCATCGCACGGTGTTTACGCAGCAGGAACGCGATAACGTTATTGCGGCGCTGGGCGATTGACAGTGAACCGGTTCCCAGTGCTTCACCCGGCTGACGCGGGATAAACATGTTCGGGTCGATTACGTGTTTCGGTTTCACGTATGCCGGTTTGAACGATTTGGTGTTGTAACCCTCTTCCTTGATTACACGACCCTGTACGTTCGGTGCAACGAATGGCGCTACGCGGGTGATATCCTGGATTACTTTGTCGAAAGCGATCATGTCTTCTTCAAAGTTAATCTGGCGCGGGAACCATTGCAGGAAGAATGCTGGCAAGGCTTTGATCTTGCGCTGGACTTCGAGCAGTCGGTAAGTTGTGTATAATCCTGCCATTTTCGTTTTTCCTTAATACAGGTTGCCGATGTGGATGTTAGTGCGGTCGAATACCGCCTGACGTTTTGCCAGTGTATCGAGACTAGCATGCCATTTCAAGGCCGCGTGATTGTACACACCTGCCAGGTAGTATGGCCCGGAATCACCGCTCTTAACCGGCTGCGCGGCAATGCCGATAGCCACGGATTGCGGTGCTGGTACAGTCGGGTCTTCTTCTGTGCCTGCGCCAGTGGTCGCGGTAGGGTCGTGCGGCACGAATGCCCCTGCGGCGTTCTTCGCGATTACCTGGTAGATTTCCACGTCGGCACCGAAAAGGCCGCCATCAGTGATAACGTCACCCTCACCAGCAAAAAGCTGGGTCGGTGCCCATGAGCCTAAATCGCCATTGCCGGCGAGGTAGTCAGGGAGGCTGGTTGCAGCCATTGCCGCTGCGATCATACCGAGTTGTAAAGACATGGTTTCGTCTCCTTATGCTGTTGTGTCGTCGCCGGTGACGAATGCCAGGGCTTCCATCAGGCCGTCAGATTCAGCGTTGTTGCTGTTGTCGGGCGTATCGGCAGCAGCGTTAGGGTGGTTAGCCGCGTCCATCGTTTCTTTGAATGGACTGGTGTCGGCTTTCGGGGTTTCTACCGGCTTAGACGCTTCCGGCTTAACTTCTTCGGCAGATGCGGCCAGCATGGTTCCTGCATCATCCACCGACATACTGGTGTTGAATGCAATGTGTTTGGCCAGCGTAGGGCGTTTTTCAGCGGCTTCACATCCCATGATACCGGAAATGCGTGTGCGCTCTGCGGATGCGGACTCTGCGCGTGCTGCGTCCATTTCCTCTTGCGTGAATGACATGGCGGTGGCTCCTGTTGGTTCTGTTGATGCGGCCATTGACGGGCTGCTTTCACCTTGAATAAATTCTGTCACGGCTTTGGCAGGGGTAGCGATGCTGTCTACCAGGCCGAGTTTTAAAGCGTCACCAGCGTTATAACATAATGCTTCGGTGTCGCGAACTACTTTTGGATCTAAGTTGCGGTTTTGAGCGACTAAATTAACAAATTCGGTTCGCATTGTATCAACGCTTGCCTGCCACCGAGCCTTAGTTTCGTCAGACATTTCCTCATACGGGTTTCCGTCTGCTTTGTGTTCACCGGACTTGATGATGTTAATCTTGATGCCTACTCTTTCCAGCATAGCAGACATGTCGATGTGCATGGAAATCACGCCGATACTGCCTGCGCCACCGGACGGGGTAACCGCGATTTTATCAACGGCGCTCGCCAGTGCATACGCAGCAGAATAGCAGTTTGAGTCCACGACTGCCAGCGATGGTTTTTCGCCGCGTGTGTCATACATTTCCTGCGCCAGCTCAAAACACCCTGCGGCTTCGCCGCCGTTCGAGTTAACATCGTAGATGATGCTCGTCACTTCCGGATCCGCCAAAGCCGCATTACGCTGGGCGCGGATGAAGTTGTAGCCGGTAACGTAGCCGTAATAGTAGCCGCCGTAACGGTTAATCAGTGTGCCGTGAATCGGGATGATCGCCGTCCCGTTGGCAAAGGCAAATGGTTTGCTGCCGGTCGGCTTTCCGAATCCGTAAGCCGCACACAGATTTTCCTGCATGCGGGCTTCTGCTTCCGGCTCCATGAAGTCGTCTTCGCTGGACATCATCTGCTGGATATTGGTAATCAGCGACGTGTCGTTTTCGCGAATGGCGATTGCCGTTCCGTTCATGCGCTGGATGGCTGCGGCCATACTCGCGCTGTTGTGGTTTTTCATTGATCTCCGTCCTCTTTCGGGTTGTCGTTGTCGCTGCCGCCGGTTCCGCCTGTTTCAGTACCCTCTTTCACCTGGCCCGAAAAATCGAGTTTCAGTTTCTTGATGATACCCTCTTCGCGGGCACGCTGTGCAAACACTTCGCGGAAGTCTCCGCCCAGACGGGCGATTTCTGCCTCGTAGGTCGAGAGGCCGTTTTTGATACGCAGGATTGCCGCTTCTGTTTCTTTCTTCTCGTCAATCTGCCCACGGCTCGCCCCGATCCATTCCGCGCAGCACAACGCTTCACGCTTCATCGGGTCGTAGAAGTCGCGCCATGTCCAGCCGTTTGGCAGCGGGACGTTTCCGGCATTCACTTCCTCTTCCAGCCACAGAGTATAAATCATTGACGCGAAGCGGTCAGCTACCAGTTTTTTACGACTGCCCATGTATTTCCATGTTTCAGCCATGGATGCACGCGCCGAGCTGTAGTTCGTCTTCGTGTAGTCCTTACTGAATTGCTCATAGGACAGGCCGAGTGACGCGGCGATGTTACGCAGCAGGGACTCTTCGTAGTCCGTACCGACACCGCCCGGCGTACCGGCAGGCTGCATGTTCAGTTTAGTCCCCGGGAACAGGTGCGGGATCTTAACACCGTCTATGGATATATTCCCCGCACCGATGTATTTCGTCAGCGAGTCCAGATACATGCCGAGTGTTTCTTTCATTGTCGGCTGGTTCAGCCCCATTGACCCGAAGACGACATCCGACGGCAGTTCTGACTCGATGGCTGCGGCGTAGGTCGCATTCACGATAGCGTTTTGCAGGGTGATTTCCTGAAAGTTACTCGTCATCTTCATCTGTTTGAGGACGGACACCATTTCGCTGATACCGCGGGACTGGCCCGGCAGCATTTGCTCAATGATGTGGATCATACGGCGGCGACCCCAGTCAAAACGGACAGGCTGGTACTGCCATTTCCAGTCGTTAAGTTCCGCCTGATCGCCCGGGAAGCTGTTACGGATCCAGTAGCCCTGCGGTGCTCCGAGGTCATCCTGAACAACGCCGGATTTCAGGTGCTTCGTGTCCATCATGTTATCAGGGTTTGACAGACGGTACGGGGACAGCATCTGAATGGCAGTGCTGAAAGGCCGTGTGTCGCTGCGCAGGCTTTTAACCCATTCGCAGGATGCCAGAACTTCACCTGTCATGATGAATCCGCCGACGGCCAGACGGATAAGGCCGGTAAACGTGTTCATGCGGCGGGCGTCAAACCAGTTTTCCGGTGATTCCGCTGCCATTGCGAAACGCGCCTCAACGACTTTCTGGAACTCTTCTGCCCAGCCATCTGTCGCCCCCAGGACCAGGACGTTCGGCTTAGAGTTCAGTTTAAACTGCGAGCCGACGACGCTGTCTTTGTGGGATGCCACGGCTGCGGCGGCATAGCCGTCGTTCTGTACCATGTCCTGAGCGCGAGCCAGTGCCATGTCCTGTGATGCAGCAATCTGCTGATCCGGTGACATGATTGGCGGTACCCAGCGCAGGGTCGAACGGGACAGACGGTCTGCCCCCTCCAGTCCGCCGCCACCGACTGCCGCGCTGGTGCTCTGCGGGCTGGCGTCGACGGTGACAAGTCCGGTTTCCGGTGTAATCGCTTTCTCAGTCATTAGTAAATGAACCCCACTGGTCTGTTAGGCGTCATGAACGCGGAACACGGATTAGGTGATGCCAGCGCATTCTGTAGCCGCATAATCCACGCCAGCAGGCTCTGACGGTTGGCGGCGGTGTACTCGACACGCTCGCTGTTCTGGTCAACGACGACACGCACAGACCCGCCAGTGTTGAGCTGGTGGTATGCCTGCAACGCCTCATCTAACCACTTTTGATACATTTCACGGCACTCTTGTGGTGTCATGGTTGTTCCCCTATGCTAATGCTTTTGCGAAGTCGCTGAAACTGTAGCCGCTATCCGGTCTGTCATCAATATTATCTTTCGGTGTCGGGTCATATACAAGGCAGTTTTCATCCCACTCTGCTGCCCATGCTGGTGGTCTGTCCCACTCCACTGATTCCATGTTCAGCACCTGACCGCTTACGCACAATCCTAACATGTAATACGCTAAGTCCCACGTTTCATTTCGCGCATGTGACGGACATTCCCAGCCTTTCTCTGTCCGGTGCTCGGCGCAAAGCTCGGAGAACACCTGATCCGCTGCCCATGTCGGCAGGTGATACATGCCTTTCCCGGGTACCACAACGTCCAGTCGTCCGTTCAGTGAATCTTTCATCAGGTTCGAGTTGATCATCAGGACTGGCACGTCGCCGCGGGCAATGGCCTTTTTGTCTTTCCGGTTGGAGTCCGGCAGTGCAATGCGCGTGCGCGGGTTGTTCGGTTTAGGGTCACCCTTGACCAGTACGAATCGCCCGTTTTTGCCCTCCCGGCGCAGTTTACGGTAAAACTCATAAGCATTGCCGGTTACCCCAGCCTCACCGCCTGAGTCACACCCGGTCATCTTAATTGGCATGACACGTCCGGATCCGTCAGACAGCGGGTACACCTTGTCCATGACCAGTTTCTCAATCTGATCCCAGTCTTCCAGATATGCCCCCGGGTGGAGTATCTGCCGGTCGCCGTCCACGTCGAGGCGGTCTGACTTCACGATGTTGAAACGGTCAATCAGATAGGAGTCAAACGGGTAGCCCTCTCCGATGCCATGCACCGACACTTCAAAGCTGTGTTTCTGGACGTCCACGGTTGCGACGAGGAAACGGGCACCCTCCGGCACCGACTGCTCCGGCCATGGCTCTGCCCTGGCTTTCAGTGCTTCCGGAACACGTACTGAGGCCAGCGACTGCGGCACGTATGGCTCGCCCATGTCGTTGTTCCAGAACTTTTTCAGCGACTCTTCTGACATGGTTCGTTCGTAGTCGTCGGACGCATCCAGATAACTGAGTACCAGTTTCTGCCACGATACGAATGCAGCGGCCGTTCCTCGCAGCCAGAACGAGGCGAAAGACGAGCGCATCGGCATCCCGCGCAGCTGGCCTTTTTCGTTTACGTAGCAGCCCTCCGGTACCCACATGCCCCACAGGTTCATTTCGTATTTTTCGGTAGGGTCAATCTCACAGCCGCAGGACGGGCATACCATTCTCACCGTCTCTGACTTTTCGAGGTTAGTCAGCGTGCGGCCTGTTTCTTTGTCTTTCGTGTCCCATTGCAGGTGCTGGAACATCCCCTCGAAGTATTGATCACAATGCGGGCATGGCCATTTCCAGCGGCGGCGGTCACCACGGTTGTACAGCCCGATAATGCCGTCACATGGCGGGGCTTCGTGCGGCGTTGATTTAATCCATGTCGGATCGATAATCGGGCGGGATGGGGAGGACTCGGCGATGCACATCGCGAACGAGCCGAAAGTCGTTGTACGTTTTGACGCGAGGTCAAAGGCGTTACCGTCACCGCCGATGTCGTCGTCGATACGGTCGTAGTCGGTAATGATGATGCGGCCTACCGGTCGCCCTGCGAGTTCGGTTACAGACGGGTAGCTGAGTGTCAGGATGATGCCGGTGATGTAGTGCTTATCGAATTTGTTATCGGCATCGCGGGACTTCATCAGCATGCCGCCGACTTTCTCGCTGTGACGATGAAGACGGTCTACACGTCGCATTGAGAAGTCGCGTGCTGCCGTGGATGTCGGGCAGAACACCATCAAGTCCATGGGGTCAACGACAACTGAGTAAGTTATGCCGTTCAGGATCAGCGCATCGGTTTTACCTGACTGTGCCGGGCCGACAAACGCCATCTTGTCGTATGACCGGCTGTTCAGCATGTTCATCGGCTCAACCATGTACGGTGTCGTGATGTTCAGCCACGGGCCGACATATGCGCCGGGTTGGTTTACATAACGATAAGCCGCTGCGGATTCCGCAACGGTCATTCTCATTGGTGGCCGCAGCTGCTCTGCTACGGATCGGATGATGTGCTTTATGCTTTTAAACTTCATCGTCATCATCATCCTCGAAACGTTTGATCAGCAGGTTGGCAAGGTCGTTCAGCGTGCTGTCCACGCATTCCTGAACAACTTTGCGCTGTGACTCGCTGAGTCCTGCCTGCCGCGCAATTGTATCGGGGATCAGCAGCATGGCCATGCGGAGCGTTTTCAGGGATTCCCCCATCAGCTCGATGACCTTTTCTGTCTCCCACAGGTTCCCCGCTTTGATGTCGAAGTCCTGTTTGGCTCGCTGGCCATTCCAGAACTCTTTCGACAACTCTTTCGGCAGATCCTTAAAGTTCATCCGGCGCAGATACGTTTCCACGTCGTACAGGGGCTTAACGAGATACGGTGCAACTTCATGCACCGCGTAAATCGGATAGCCGCCGCGCTCCCCCACCGGGGGAACGTCGATAATCTTCGGTGTGATGTCTCTGCGCTCCATGTGGAACAGTTTACCGAGCTGCGTTATGTTGCAGCCCTGGAAGATCATTGCCTCTGTGTCCTGGTCCGGGGAATTTGATCTGCGCTGTCGCAGTTGCACCGGTGAATTATTCTTCTTCGTCATCCCATACCCCTGATTTGCCGGATTTCTTACGGCGCTTGATACGGCCTTTGATTCGTTCGAGCAGGTTGTAAAACTCGTCCTGCACGTCTTTTTTATCGTTCAGCGCGTCGATTACTACTGAATCCGCGGTTTCGTACTTCTTCCCATTCGACGACTTTAACACGGCTTTGAGCTGATACACCATAACCGGATGTTCCTGGCCCTGCCGGTTGAGTCGTCCGTTGAATTGCAGGAACCGTTCGAGTGACCATGGATTATCGACATAAACGATGACGTGTCCGCCGCGTTGCAGGTTAAGTCCGTGCCCGGCTGACTGCGGATGTGCCGCCATCATTCTGACCTTGCCGCTGTTCCACTTTTTGACCATCGTGCCCTCTGCGTCCATCACTTCCATTTTCGGGAAGCGCTCTTTGAGGCGTTCGAGTGTCGGTTTGAAGTGATACGCAATCAGGACGTTTTTGCCTGCCAGCTCGTTTTCCAGCATTTCTTCCAGCGCATCGAATTTCAGGTCGTGCAGCCTGTAAGCGTCTTTCTGTTTGATGACTTTATCATCGGCAGTTATCCCGACAATCTTAGTGTCGTAAATGAACCCTGAGCACAGTTGCAGTAATTTGGCCTGCAACGATGCCGCCTGCTCTGCCTCAATGACTATCGGGTCATCCAGGTACTCGTCGAAGTCCGGTGGCATAAACTCGATCAGGCTGTTTTCTTCCATTTCGAGATACCGGTCGGCATCCTCCCCGGTTATGTCTATCGGTACCGGGACCAGGTTGCACCCTTTCATGTCCAGATAGTCCTCTGCACGCATGACCAGGCATATGTCTGATATCCGTCGGGTTATTTCGTCCTCCGCGCCGGGGCGGATCTTCCATTTGAAGTTGTATCGGTTTTGCGTGAAGAACTCTTCCTGATACGCTCCGATGGTGTTTCCCAGCCTCTTACCGTCGTCCAGCAGGTTTATCTGGGCGAAGACACCCATGTACCCCTCGGCTGCCGGTGTGGCTGTCAGCTCGACGATGCGCTTAATATACTTGCGGCTGCGGCGGAGCAGTTTGAACCGCTTCGACGTGTGGGATTTGAACATGCTGGACTCGTCCAGTATGACCGCATCAAATGGCCATTTGGCTTTGTAGTGCTCGCACAGCCACGCTATGTTGTCCACGCTTACCGTGTAGAAATGGCAGTCGACCTCCGTGGCTCGTACCCGCTCTGCTTTGGTTCCGTCGATGACGGACATGTGGTAATAGCACAGGTGCGCCCATTCTGTGAACTCGGTTGGCCAGCCGACCTTTGCCACGCGCTTCGGAGCCACGATAAGGACTTTTTCCACCTCGCCGTCCGCGATCAGGTCGAGCATCGCCGTTCCGGACATCACGGATTTACCTAACCCCAGATCGACGAAAAGGGCACACGCTGGTGTGTCCTTGATGAATTGTACGCCCTCACCCTGATATCCGTGCATCTGGTCGCGTGTCAGTCTCACATCGCGGCGGCAGTATTCGAGTGCCCTACTCAAAGGAGATAATGTAGTTCTTAAAGTCTTCAAAATTGTCCGTCCACGTTACGTTAGCGCCGTTTTCGCGCATTTGTTTATGCCGATGTGCCTGCTGTACGGTTGGCTCCTTACCGGGGCGCTTGAACTCGACAAAGAGCACAACGCCATTTCGGATAAAGAGGCGGTCTGGTACCGCCTTTTTGCCTGGGGCGGTGAATTTCGATACCCACCAGCCCCGTCCCATTGCGTACTCGCAGCACCGCTTTTCGACTTTCGATTCTCTGATTAATTGTTCCATTATCTGTTTCGCCGGGTAGGGAACACCGAATATGGTGGTCGTTTGTTTCTGGCCTGCTCCGACATAGTCGACCATTTGACATTTCCGGGTTCGTAGTTTCCGTCGTTGTCTATGCGGTCAAGGGTTAGTCCATCTTCCCACCCGTCTCCTACGTCCGATTTAAATGCGCCGTAGTCATTTATCCAGCGTTGGCACACTGTTATCCCTCTTGCCCCGTAGTAGCAATAGTCGGCATCTGTTGGTCGATGGCACCGAGCTTTCATCGCTTTCCAGATCGGGTATAGGCGGTCTTCGCTTCCGCCATGTTTCGTCATTTTAGCCGCCATTGCTTCTGCCCGCAGACATCCACAGCTTTTCTTTGCTCCGGATCTTAGGTTTTTTGCTATGGACTTCGTTTTCTTTCCGCAGGAGCACACACACTCCCATGTCTGTCTTTTTTCTTTCCCAACCCGTTCTTCTGACAGACCCGTTACTGTTAGTCTTCCGTAAACGTTTCCTGTTAAGTCTTTGAATCTGCTCACATTTAATCCTTGCGGTAAAAATAACCTGTCCATCCGGCAGCGCCCAGCGGCAGACCCGGTGCCCATGGCAGTGGTGCCGCCATACATGCTATCAGGTCATCCAGCGTAAGCTCTGAGTCTTCCGGAACCTCTGATACGATTTCATCGTGGATGTGCATAACCACGCGGAAGCCCTTACGGTGCGCCTTTTTAAGCCCCTCCGCCAGAACATCACGCGCCAGTGCCTGTACGATGTTCTCCACCAGCTTTCCGCCGTGGCTGAAAATCTTACCCCACTTGTTCGTCCCGTCGATTTTCCCCTCGTATTGGAAGTTTTCTTTGACGTATTTTTCCCCTTTGCGCGGCCCGGCCTGAACGGTCATCTGGCGGGAAACTATCTGCGGGCGGAAGTAGTACATTTTGCGGCCTGACGGCAGCTGGATAGTCAGAAACGGCTTCTCGAACCGGATAGTCAGACATCCCCACTTCACCGCCTTGCGGGTGCGGATAACCTTGAATACTGCGTCTTCCAGCTGATACCACGCCTGTACGATTTCGGGGCACAGTTCGCGGAAAGCGTCCACGGAGTCTTTCGCTTCCTGCTGCGTCATGTGGATGCCCATGTTCTCTGCATAGCCCCACAGCCCAGTCTTCTTACCATCTTCGCCGAGGTGTCCGCCACCGAGACGGTACCCGGCTCCCAGTGTTGCCGGCTTCGCTTTTGACCGGTGAGGCTTTGTGTCCTCGTAATCAATCTTGAGCCATGCTGCGGCGAATGACCGGTACAGGTCGCGACCTGCCGCCAGTGTTGACATGAACCATTCGCAGCCCGTCAGCCAGCCGATAACCACGGATTCGATTGATGACAGGTCGGCAACGATAAACTTGTAGCCTGGTGTCGGGATGAACGCGGATCGAATACTGCCGACCAGTAAGTTCATCGGCTCACCGGCAAACAGGTCGAGCGCTTCGAGGTCACGCTGGTGGATGTACTTATTGACGATGGACAGATCTTCCAGCGCTTCGATAATCTTCGGGGTGCGGGGTAAGTTCTGCGTCTGAATGCGTCGGCCTGCCCAGCGGTTTGTCCGGCTTGCGCCGGCGAATTGCAGGGAGAACCGGAATCGCCCGTCTGTACCGGCAGCGTCCAGCATGGTTGTGTATTTTGCGATTGAGCTTTTTGCACTGTTCTGGCGGCATTTCAGGACTTCGATGGCTTCCTCTTCCACGTCGTTTTCTTCTGCCTCCGCGATCACCTTTTTCACGGTGTCGGCGCGGACGTCTGCAAACGGGTAGCCGCGTTCCTGCAACCATGGCAGCAGCTGGGTAGTGGAGTTAGGGTTATCGAGTCCGGTCAGGTCGCGCATCTGCTCAATAATCTGCGGCTTGCGCTGTTCGGCCAGGGCCAGGGCGGATTTTGCGAACTCGGTATCGATCATGACACCGGTATCATTGATGTACTGGTCGAGGGAATACATTTCCCACTCTGACGGCAGGACATCGTATTTCTTCAACCGGTTCAGTATGGCCATTTCGGTGACAACGTCCTGTTTGTTGTACCCGCAGAATGCCCACCAGTCTTCCGCGTCAGTAGCCTCGTTGCGCCAGCGGAATGGCTGGTTCTTCGTGACACGCTGCGGCAGGCTGAACATCTTAATTAGGCGTTTACCGTCTGGGTTTTTCAGCATTTCTTCCGGCAGGCCGAGGCATTTACCGATAAGATCCAGCGTTCCGGAGAAGCCCATCATATAGGCCAGCGTCATGGTGCAGCGCCATGAATGGTAGTCGGTCTTTATTTTCAGTACCCGGCGGGTCATCACGCGCTCAAACTGTGCGTTAAACGCCCACTTCAATACTTTCGGATCTTCCAGTGCATCGCGGAGTTCGCCGGGCATCTTAGCGCCGCGGTGGCCGTCCCAGTGGTTTACCTTGCCACCGTTGACTGACCATGCGCCCATGAGGATTCGCGTGCTTTCATGGCTGGAATAGAGGTCGAGTCCGCGTTTAGGCAGGTCGATTTCGCTTCGTGATTCCCAGTCCAGGTTGATAAAATCTGCCATGTTTTTGCTCCTGACAAAAAAGCCTGCATTACGCAGGCTCTGTTATAGTCGCCCGTAGGCATGTATTTATACTTCTTCGTCGTCGTATTCGCTGCTGGAACCGTTTTCGCCCCATTCGTCGTCTTCTTCATCCCATGCATCGGTTGTATCGACACGACCCTCGCCGAATGCTTCGTCGTCTTTACGTTTCAGGACGGAAACCAGGTTTGCGTTTACACGCTTGCCGTATTTGTTTTCCTGAGTCCACGGACGAATCACTACCGAAACCCAGCAACCGCCGTAAATTTCTTCATTGATTTCGTTCGGGTTGGTAAGCTCTTCACGATCCATGTTGTAAACATCCGGACGTTTGCTTTCGCGTGCAGAGATTACCCACATGCCCTCACACTCAGGCTTATCAGGGAAATCGACGTCACCGTCTTTGATGAACAGCATTGATGGTGCGACTTTAAGAGCGCCGCCTTTATGAGCCTTTTTAACTGCTTCGATTTGCTCACGGATGATCTTTTCAATCGCTGCGTGAGTATTTTTTGGCATCAGCAAAGTAATTGAGTATTTCGGATCGCCACCGTCTTCTCCGCCGTAAGGCTTGTCGAGGTGCGGGTATGACGCACGGACGTTAGAGATTTTGATGTGACCGGAGGTGTACAGAACGCCGTTGGTTACTTTTTTCTTTGCAACTAATTTCTCTGCCATTTTGATTTCCTTGATTTACGGTTTTACGGTTTTACTGTTTTACGGTTTTACTGTTTTACGGTTTTACTGTTTTACGGATTTACACTTCTTCGTCGTCTTCGTCGTCCCAGGCTCCGGAGAATTTCCCGTCGATTGGAGGACGCTTATCCGTCAGAGGAACCAGCGTTGGCTTACCCTGCGGCTTGAAAACAACATCTGCCAGCAGCGCGGGGGCACCTGACCTCGATACTCCCACTTCTTCCCGCAGAATTTCTTCCAGCTGGGTCAATGACCGCAGCTCGGTTTTCATGAACTTCTCTTCTGGTATGTCCAGGAATATGAGCAGGTCTTTAACCTTTTCAGGATCCGTGAACTTCCGGTTGGTTCGTGCTTCGACTAATTTCTGACCCGGGATCTTCTCACCTTTTAAGGCTCGGCGTTCCAGTTCTTCGTCCAGTCTGGCTAACCAGTTTTCTATCACTTTACGCCACGGCAGGATTTTTGCCATATCGTCGGTAGACAGATTACCGAATTGTGCTCGCCTGAACTTGTATTCCTCAGAGAGCGCGTCACGCAGTGCTGACATTTCATAATCCCCGAAGTCGCTTTCCAGAAAGTCTATATCGCCGCCGACTGCACATTCCATCGTGAATGCTATGGCTGCGCAGTTATGGGCTGACCGGCAGAACCGACACCCTTTCAGGCTGGCTTTGCGCGGTGCATCGAGTGACCATGCTGCTTTTGCCCGTTCCCGGGCGAACTCAGCGAAGTCCAGTAACTCGTCGACGGTGATTTCCCACACATCGAAATGCTCTAACCGTGGCTGCGCGATACGTATTTCCACTTCCGTCAGGTCATATTCATCGCAGAATGCGCGGTAAGCACCGTAGGCGTATAGAAGTGCCTGCGTGTTTCCCTCTGCAAATATCTGAACACCTGTTCCGTACTTCAAGTCGGTAACGATGATTCGATTATCACGGATGATAATGTTATCTGCGGTACCGCCTTGCGGGGCAAACGGTATCTTTTCAGCGTCCGGGTTTTCTGTCAGCTCGTCGGCGTTTGCCCATGGCATCAGGTCTGTAAACCATACCCGAATTTCCGTGAACATTTCGCCATGCTCGAACCGGCACCAGTCGACATACTCGCGGACATAATCCAGCATTGAGCGTGTGACTGGTATTTCGTGGCTTACGCCATCCTCCGTTATCGTGATTGTGGTGCCGATAAGGTGTGTTGGTTCCTTATCTGACCGCAGCCACTCTTCGGCGATGCCGTGAGCAACGGTTCCCTCTGCTGCCTCATAGATGGTCTGGTCTTTCTCGAACAGACCAGCTATTAGGCTCCCCGAGCACGATATCCAGCGAGCGGATGCTGACGGGGCGTAAATCGAATGGCCTCCGCCGGCGAACTCACGCATTATGCGCGTCAAAAGGGAATATCGTCGTCCCATTCGTTCTGCTCCGCTATCTGTATATCCCTCAGCGCTTTTTCGACTGACTTACCGAAATCGACGTTGCGGGACAGTACGGTAATCAGCGCCTGTTTCCCTGCCGCGACGTAGTCGTTCTCCTGCTCGCTGACCCTCGTCGCTGCGATTACGGTGAACGGAACGTCACAGACGCGGTAGCCGGTGCTGCACTCAGTGAGGACAAGCGGGGAATCCCCGTTGCCTTTCCCCTTTAATCGGGATGTCACTTTGAAAAAGTATTCGCTACCGGCGATTTCGTGGCTGAACTCAGCCCACAGACGGGTCGGTTTCAGCCCCTCTTTTGCTCTCACCTTTGTTAACGTCTTTTTCATAGTAGCCTCCTGCTGAAAAGAGGCGGCTCCGAAGAGCCGCCACCCTGGTGTTAACGATTTACTTATACTTCGTCTTCGTCGCCGCCGTTTTCCGCTTCCTGCAATTTAGCTTCGCAGTCGTCGAAGATTGCATCGAACTGGTCTTCTTTGGCTTCGGCGATCTTTTTCAGACCGTATTTAGCGGTGATTTCTTTCGCTGCCGGTGCGCCGAATGCGCTCTTAACTGCGATAACCGCTGCTACTACTTCGTCTTTGGTGTGCTTCGGTTTAGAAGTGGTTTCTTCTTTCTTCGGAGCGGATTTTTTTCCGCCTTTAGCGTCAGATTTGGTGTCTTCGCCTTTGGTGCTGCCTGCAACTACGCCACCAGCGGCCAGCGCTTCCAGCAGAGTGTTGGTTTTTTCTTGTGCTGCCAGAATCTGTTCTAAAATACCCATTTCGTAATTCCTCAGTTGTTGAGAGCGTTTTGCTCTGTTGTTTCGACGGGATTGAGTATCGCCCTTTTCGATTTGCATGTCAACACTATTTTTTAAATTATTTACCTCGGTACCGAAAAAGTTCCATCGATCCTGGGAGTTGGCCAGTTGGTACCAACATGAGATCCTTATTGACTAGCGGGGTCAGAAGATCTACTATCTGCCGACTATACCACGCGCATGCGCGTTTTCAACTATAAGAGGTAACTATGCGTTTTCCAGAATGGGCACTTAAAGATAAGCAGGCTAAAGTCCGCTATATGGTGGCTTTGGCTGCGCTTGAAATCAGCAAAACTGCTCGCCTGTCTGACCTGGCGAAAGCCGCAGACCTCCCGTATGACACCCTGCTCTGGGCGGCAAACAATAACGTGTCTGCTGCCGTTGCGGAAAAAATCTGCGCCGCCGTTCCGGGTATCGGGCTTAAACCTTACTGGCTGGCAAACCCTGAGTGGATTAAGACAGATGAAAACGGGGTGATCATCGAATGAATTTCTGGCGCGAGTACGGTGAAAAACTTCGGGTAAACGGTTATACCGTTATCCCTATCTATGCGCCAGATGCAGACAAAAAAGGCGCGGGTAAGCGTCCCATTGGTAAAGACTGGGAACGCACCATCAACGACAAGGAGCAGATCGAGGGCTGGGCGAAGAAATTTACTAATAACGGTATCGGGATCCTGACAAAATACACACCTGCGGTGGATATTGACGTCTATGACATCGATGCGTCGCTGTATATGGCGGGCGTTATTGAGAAAATGTTCGGTGAAGTGCCGTGCCGTATCGGTAAAAAGCCTAAACGCCTGTACTTATTCAGCTGTTTAACGCCGTTTTCTAAGGTCAAATCCGGCGTGTGGGAAGATGATTTCGGTCAGCAGCATGCGGTTGAGATCCTGGCAGATGGTCAGCAGTTCGTTGCATACGGCATCCACCCAGACACGAAAAAGGAATATCACTGGACTGACGGTAATTCACCGGTCGAAAACGCCGCTGAGTTTGACCTGATCGACATCGACCTGGATAAATCGCGGGAAATTACTGCCGCTTTCGATGAATACGCGAAAGAGCAGGGCTGGACGATGGTTCGCCGTCCATCAAACGGGTTGGAAGCGGTAGGGTCTGCGGATGATGACGACTGGGCTGCAATGGCCGGCATCAATAAATGGGATAAATCGTATGACGAGCTGCGCGAGCTGGTAATGCGGTACCCTAACCCGGAAGATTACGACAACTGGGTTAAAGTGCTGGCCGCTTTGCAGGTTTCCTGCCGGGATCAAGACGAAGCGAAAGAAATCGCCCGCGAATGGTCTGCCCAGGCAGATAATTTCGATGAAAGCGACTTTGAGTACAAGTGGGATAAGGGTTTTACCCATTCCGCAAGCCGTCTCGTCACCATTGCTTCGATTATCAAGGAAGTTAAGGACGAAGACGACCGCATCGCCGAAGAAAAGCGTGTCGAATATGCGGAAGCATTCGCCGAAGTGACGTCGCTGGTGGAATGGTCTAACTGGGCTGAGTCTTTTAAGAAAGAGCCTGTGTTCGGGATCCCTCGCCGTTCAGTGATGGATGTCGCCGCGAAAGCCTATGCCCGTATTTCAGGGAATCGTCTGGTTACCGCGGACATAAAACGCATGCTCGGTTATGACCATGGGTCGAAAGATATGCCGGCATGGTTGAAAGACTATGTTTTCTCTACGTCTAATGACTGTTTTGTTAACCGTCAGACGGGCGACCGGGTGATTAAAAGCTCTTTCGATTCAACATTTGCCACTAACTGCATTTTCCCTGACGAGTCGTTTAAGCCTGTTCACTACGCCACGGCTGTTAAACCTGTTCCAAAGGTGTGGGATGTGATGTATTACCCAGATATGCATGGTGATATGGAGGGGTCAAAGTGGAAAAATGTGGACGGTCTTGAGGGGCCGGGCTTTTTCTTTGATGAAGTCGGCCGCAAATGGTTGAACTCTTTCGACCCTGACTCTATTCCTCGCGCAGCGGAAAATCTGACTAAATACGACCGCAAGGCGTTATCTATAATCAAAGACTTCTTTGTAGTGCTGTTCCCTAACGATAAGGAGCGAGGCTATGTCATGGACTGGATGGCATATATCGTTCAGAACCCGACAAAACGTGTTAACTACTCGCTGTTAGTCCGCGGTGCCCACGGTTCTGGTAAAACTACGCTGGGTGTAATAATGACGTCAATGTTAGGGACAGTTAACGTTGGTCGTGTGTCGAATACCGTGATGAACGGACGTTTTACGGACTGGGCGGAGGGGCACATCCTGAAAATCGTGGAAGAGATCTACGACAAAGGCGACCGTTACAGCGCGGTGGAACGGCAGAAAGAGTTCATCACTAATGACCGTTTCATGGTTGAGGGGAAAGGTGTTAGCGCCAAAGAGGCCATTAATACCAGTAGCAAGATGATGTTCACTAACCATTTCAACGCATTGCCACTGGACGAGAACCAGCGCCGTTATCTGGTAGTCTCAACTCAGGCGGAGAATCACCTGGATATGGAGCGGGTATATGGAACGGCCGTTGAGCGCTCTAAGTTCTTCAAAGACGTGTACCGCGCTATCGAGAACCACGCGCCTGCGATTAAGAAATGGTTCATGGAGTGGGAGATAAGTGAGGCGTTTGACCCGAAAGGCCATGCGCCGCAGGACACTGAGGCATTCTCAATTATGGCGGACGCATCGAATGATGGTATCGACGGGGCTATCGTGCAGATGATTCGTGACGGTGAAACCCCTGGCGTCCATCGTGACATAATTTTTGTCCCTGCTCTGCGCGATGCGTTCGTTAATGGCGGTGATACTGAAATGCCGAAAACTAACCGTCTGAAAAACATCCTCATGGAGCTGGGGTTTGTTCCGGGAGGACTGTTGAAGTTCGAGGGGGTTGCCGGTCGAGTTTATGTCCGTAAACGTGTGAGAGGCGCATTCCTCGAATCCGGTAAGATAAACTCGACGTGGGCGCAGAAAACGTTGAAGAAACATAACTCAGAGATCCCGGAAGAGGTTAAGGAGTGGCCGGGGGATGAAGACGAAGAAGTGTAAAAAGTAAGGCCGGGAAACCGGCCTTTTTCTTATTTGTTTTTCCGGTAATCCGGAAACGATACGTGTGAAACTTTTATATCAATTCCGGTTTCTTGGCAGTGGGTTTTACCTTTTATTTCCACTGTCATTTCCATGTTCAACACCGCCATTATGTGCAGTAGTTTTTCCAGTGATACACAAGTTAAATGCCCATTCTCGATACGTGATATCACTGCCTGTGCAGATCCGGATAGGGTCGCCAGGACTGACTGAGTAACTGTACGGTTTTTTCTCGCCTCTTTGATGTTTTTTGCTAATTCTTTTTTGAAACTTTCAATATTTCGGTCGAAATTATTCATTTTTGATCTCCGTTGACTGTTTTTCGTAGTGGGCTGAATTATGTCAGATATCTAATAATGTGTCAAATCAGTCATACGATTTTCTGAAAAAGTCGGCGAGGTAACAGATCCGGGTAACATACCGCATTTGAGCCCGGCCTTAGTGCCGCAAGGCGTGCAGAGGATTTTCCATGGAGGTAACAAACGGCGCGATCCTTATATGAGGATCACATAATATGATCATGATCTGTACTACCTACTACCCCTCTCTATTTTCCTTTTTCAGCTCAAATTATTATACCCTTTGTTACTTTGTTACCTTTTAGAGAGAAATAGTAGTAGTAACAGTAAGATAGGTTGTCGGTAACAATCCGAAAAACCTGTTACCCCTATGTTACCTTGTTACTCAGCCCTCTGCTGCGACCATGGCCACCCCGATCCGCAACTGGTCAGGTCACACCCCCTAACCATAATGATTTCAACGCCTTGCGGGGCTAAAACGGTGGTTAGGTCACCCCCTAAAACCGCAAATCCGGCCTGCTGCCATGGGGATTTTACCTACGGTACGGCCAAAACAAAACACGTAAGTTATTGATTCATAAAGCGGGGCTATGGGAGTTCCGGCGCAATTTCGTTGGCCGCGGCTCTGCGCACCAGATCGGAAGAGCGTCGTGTAGG